ATGTCTTTTAGGCATTCACGAATTTTGGTGTCACGGCGACACCACGAAATTTGGAGTGTTATTATGCAAAAGCCGGTTAAGCGCGGAGACGCGTGGCGCATCACTGTCCGTTATTTAGGCAAACGTTACACAGCTACTCGAGATACTGCGAGTGAGTGTGAACAATGGGCCGCAAAAAAATTATTAGAATTACAATCTCAACAGGCTAATCCCGAGCCAGAAAAAATTCATATCTCCTTCTATGCCCTTTTTGAACAGTACTATCAAGAAGAAGGCAGAAAAATGAAGAGTGCCCGCTTGATTGTTCAAATGCTTAAATGCCTCAAGAAAAATTGGGGGAAACTGGCAGATGAATCAATTCATGATCTGACACCAGCATTAGTTAAACAATGGCGTGATAAACGTTTAAAACAAGTCAAAGGTGCAACCGTCATTCGAGAAATGGCTATGTATAGTTCCGTTTTTGACTTTGCCCGAAAAGAGCTATTTCTTACTAAAGAAAATCCATTCAAAGAAATATCAAAACCCACTGCTCCTCCTCCACGTAATCAAAGGATTTATCAGAACCATATAGATGCTGTTTTAGCTGGGCTCGATTATGAATGGGGAAAAGTACCTGTTCAACCAAGACACCGAGTTGCCTGGTCATTTCTGTTTGCGCTTGAAACTGCAATGCGTAAAGGTGAAATACTTAGTGTAGAGAAGCGATTAATATTTCCAGATTTCATTCGCCTATTAGATACTAAGAATGGTACTTCTCGTGATGTGCCTTTAACTGCCAAGGCAAAAGAACTACTTTCTTGGTTACCAGAAGACTCCGACGATAACCGCATGGTTCCTCTTACACCTAATGCTTTCCGATTAATATGGCAACGTAACTTACGCAGAGTTGGCTTAGATGGTGTTATTACGTTCCATGACACACGTCATGAAGCAATTACTCGTTTTGTTCACGACTACCGTTTACCTGTAGAGATCCTTGCCAAGATTACAGGCCATAAAACGATTAGTGTTTTAGTGAATACTTATTACAATCCTACAGCATCTGAAATTGCTAAGATGTTAAGCGCAGCCTAGTAAAAAGCCCCTTAATTGGGGCTTCTTATTTGCAGACGCGGGTTCAACTCCCGCCATCTCCACCGAAATATTAGTTTCTATTTAGCAAATGATAACGATCCATTGGTGGTAAATGCCAAGGATGAGTATCTATACGTTTATGTAGCTCTGCTCTCTTATCTTTCTCAATGAATGACCAAGCGACAAAGCCACCATCATTGAAATAGTCATGGATTGCTGCGGCCATGTGTGGATTGATTCCTCTTACAGCAGGTCCAAATTGCCTCCACCACCCGCTTAACCAAGCTAGGTATATCGCCATGGCTCTAACATTGGTATCTAATCCTGTATTACCGTTTTTATTGCTCATAAGAGCAATTAGGTGGTGTACATATTCAACCGCTACAGGAATCAGCTCAAAAGGAATTTCATCTATGCCTTCTACACCAAAACGCTGGTGCACCAGTTTGTAGGCATCAGAGAAGTTCAGGTTTTTAGTTTTGGCCACTAGTAAGTGAATGGCATCGTTAAGTGATACACGTTCAGATTTGTGAGTTTTATGTTTTGGTTGAACTTCCCGATCTAGAATATCTAAAACCCATTTACGGAATTCTTTAGCAATCGCAGTTTTTGAGAACATAGCAATAAGATGGCAACCACGTAATGAAAAAATCCGCATACCCAAATTGGGTAGCTTAGGATTATTAATAAGCTGCGTCATATTTTCTGTAAATTCATCTGAATTACGATTGAAAATTTTACTAACAGCATTTTCCTGTTTATAACCTAAAGCCTGTGCCAATTCGGAAGATGTAATCCAAACTTTTTCATCATTTTGTTGTATAGGATGTAATGTTACTGTATTGAATGTTAAACTCTTCATATCAATTTTCTCGCTGAAGATTGGTAACTCGCCCCGAGATCCGCCAAGATTGTTCGGGGCGTTTTTACACCCCACTGGGGTGTTTTTTAAAATTTATTATTTCTCGCCCCTCTTGTCAACCCCAGTGGGGTTTATTATTATAAAAATAATTTCCTAACGTTAGATCCACATTCATGAGTAAACATTTAGGGGTCGAATACAAAGTTCGAATGCCGCAAGAATTAAAAGATAAGATTGCAGATTCTGCTAAAGAACTAAATCGTTCTATAAATGCCGATATCGTAGCTAGATTAGAGGAAAGTTTTAAGAAAATTGATCAGGATCCTATTAGTTATGTAAATGATCCATTAGTAAAAATTCATTTTGTGGGGATTGATCTCATTAGATATGAATCTAAAATGCAAGCCCTTAGGTTTGCTATAAGATCAATTGGGGACAGTGATGAGAATTTAAAAGAAAAATTATTATATTTGCTTGATTATACTCAGTTTGAAAAAGATAGTTTGATAGCTGAGCTTTTTAAAGACATTAAAGACAGTGAAGTTTCATTAGATTTAATACCAGATGCTTCTATAAGAGCAAAATTAACAGAAGGATTAGCCAATTTTTCTCAAGACATTGCTACTTTATCATTTGACGAAATGAAACAAAAATATCCTGATTGGGGCTCATGGTCGTAATCACTCCTAGTCATAGACAATGTCAATAAATGATTAGGTTGGTTGATAGTTAAAAAATATTATGTGCATACGAAAATAAATGATGGAAATCATTTAAATGCACAATATAATTTAAGACTTTCTTATAGCTTGAAGTAAAAAATTGCTCAATCTTCTAAAGAATTAAATCATTCTATGAATGTAGATATTTTAGCTCGGTTGGAGGAAAGCTTTGAGAGAAAAATTAAAGATTTAGGCTATGTGCCTACTGAAGAGCTAATGAAAGAGTTGGTAAAAATATTGGATGGGTTTAGCGTGGTAGTTAATAAGTGATGCATCATATAAAAAATAAATTTGAAGCTTTTCTCTATAACGGCAAACAAGCAGGATTAGTCTTTATTTTATTATTAATAATATTATTAATGTTACCTATTTCTGTTTATGGAATGATATTTTTTAATTCCATATCACAAGAGGAGGTAAATTATTATTCAAAGTTTGGAGCATGGTTTACTACTTTGGGTGCAATTTTTACAGTAATTAATACTATTGTAGTTATTTACTTAATGATTTGGTTACATCATAAAGAATCTCAGGCTAATTTGTTTCCACGTTTTCAAGAATTACAAGATAAACTGACAAAAATTTCTAGCATATTTGATCAAGAAGTTGATAGTTTTTTGGATAAACAATCTGCAGCGGCTACGGAATTAGAGATGATTCATTTCGAAGCTCCTAATAGCTCACCTCAGTATGAAAGAGCTTATAGTTCAGAAATTACTAATATAGATGAAATTATAGTAAAAATTCATGAATTAAAATCCAAATTGAGGTTATTTAGAGATAAATTTTATTCAATAAGTTTAGATATTGACAACCTTAAGGTAACTGCAATAAAAATTCATAAGGTGGATGAATTAAGTACTTTGCACAGACCTATCAATACTTATATGAAAGCCTTCCATAGTAATTACTATGCAGATGATAGAGATCCCGATGATATGATTTTAGAGGCAAAAAATAATGCATTAACTTCAATTCAACAAATAATTGATATTTTAGAAGAAAAAGCACCCTAGGGTGCTTTATATACATGACTCATATAACTGATATAATCCATGGCTCTTCAAAGTACTAATGGCAATTTGTTCACCAATTACAGAAATACCAAAATAATGCCCTTTAAATAATTTATCGTAGTCCTCTACTATCTTTTTATAAGTTAAAGCTGAATTTTGGAGAATGGCCTTAAAAATATCTTTTTCCTTTATTCCCATACCTGAATAATGGTGTGTATGTTTATCAATGGCTTGATAAGAAAAATGGTTATTATTATGTATTAATACACCTATAGATTCTAAATACTTCGCGTCTTTTAAATTAACTTGTTCATATTGAGAGAATGGTAGGATTAACGTTTTAATTATTTCATTTATATTCTCTAAAAATTTTTCAATTTTTTGATCAGCTTTCCAGTCTTCTTCTTTTGTATACTTCGGTAAAAAATTATCAATAAGAAAAATGAAAACTATAAAATCTATATGTCTAGCCACAAGCTTTGGTACTATCTCTATTGCCTGATTACAGATTAAGTTATTAAAATCATCTGTACTCGCTAACATTTTAGTATTTATTAATTTAATTAAAAGGTGTGAATTAACTTTTTCACCATATCTTGCAACTATTTGTAAGGACTGATTAAGACAAAATTGCATATCAGGATCAGCTAATTTATTAATTACAATAGCTTCAATATCTTTACTTAAACTATTTTTTAAATCGATAGAGAATTTTTCAATATTTTCATTAGCTACTTTAGCAGCTTCTTCTCGCAATTTAGGAAAATTTAATTCAAAAATTTGATTACAAAGTGGTATAACATCTGTGATTTGGACTCCAGCATTAATAGTCAAGCCACTTATATGGTCAGCCTGTAAAGCAATAGAACCACCTTCTACATTTTGTTCTTGATTATTGGGCATTATCTTACTCCACATTTCCATTTCCTTTATTTATCACTACTTCCTTAATAACATCAGCTTGTAATCCAATTGAGTCATCAGAAATTTTTTGTTCCTTAGTTACAGATGTGGAAGGCAGGATATTATCTACTTTTTTAGACATTTTAAAACCTGATAAAAACACTATAAATGAAGCTAAAAATGCACTCCATGAATCAAAGCCTGGCTTTAATATTGCCCATAGTAATGTAAGAATAGAACTTAAACCTGCCACTATAATAATAATCACTCTCAACATATCAGTCTCATTTAATTACTTCGATTAAATTAAATTTTTTTTAGTTTCATTAAGATATCAGATCGGATTAAATTTTCACATAACACTAACTCTTCAAGCCAAATATTTTTGCTACATCTTTCACAGTAGCCTTCATATAAAATCTTATTACCTAATTTTCCTACAGTTGTTCTCGTTTCTATTTTTCTAAGTCTCACACGCGCACCCTAACGACCTAATACAATTTTTAGCTTTTTCTAAAATTAGAACCCATCATTACTTTTTTCGATAGTGAAGAATCTTTTAATTTAACTTATGATGAACTTGTCGAAATTATTAGTAAGGTTCGAATGACTGGACCACAAATGATTCCAATCTTAGGAACAGTTGGTGATTAATGAATAAACATGCCTTTTCCATAAGTATTATGATTATAGGGTTAATTTTAATATTCCTACTTTTTAGTATTTTTGGAATTTTATATTTCTACTGGGGTAATGCTAAAGCCGTTCAAGATAGCCTTTCAACTACTGGTAGTATATTCAGTGCAATTGCAACACTTGGTGCAGCCTGTGTTGCAGCTTTTCTATTTAATGACTGGCGAACAGTTCATTCAACTGAAAGTGATACTCAAGACGCAAAAAATCTTCAAAATACTATTTTTGCTATTAAGGGCCTTCTCGATAATGAAATGAACTTTATTGAAATACACTCAATTATGCTTAATAGTGAAGAGTTTAGAACTCAAGCTAAAATAAACATTGAAGAACTTCATAAAAGATATTGGCCACTCAGAGTAGATATGTCGCTGCAAATATCAATATTTAATAATAATGTACTTAATGGAGATAAGCTTTTAGATAATAGTGAAGATATAATATTCCAACATTATTTTTATACTATTACCACCTTGCTTGAGGCAATCCATTTAGGAAAACATGAATCTGATAAAATTTATTTTGGAAATTTACTAAATCATTGTAAAAACGAAGAAAAGATTATCTTTGATAACCTAGTTAACAAAATAAACGATCTAATCTTAAAAAAGATTAAACCCATCAATTAAGCCCTCCTCAAAGGGCTTTCACACAAATACCGATATTTACATTACTGTTGATCGTATGAGCTGTGCAGCCAGATAACAGAATATACAGCATTAAAGCCCTAAACATCGATCGGCACCATGTCTACCGTTTGCCCAGCTAATTCATGATGACAATCTGATAAGAATTGAATCTTTCCATCGGTCAAGAATAAGTGGCAGCGGCTTGCTGGATAATGGTCATTAACAAGTAATGAGGGTGTAAAGGTTGGCTTTTCAATATCCCCGTTAAAATTCCAGATGCTGCCGTTATGATGTGCGCCATCCTTCACATGGAATGGATGTAAATACTTACAACCGGGGCACTTAAACATATAAATGCCGCTGCTCCAGTATTCTAAAAATGGCGTGAGCTCAGTGACTGTTTCTGATTGAGTCATTCACATCACCACTCGATTATTGATCCAGCCATAAAAAAACTGTTCTTGTGAAGGATTGCATTCACAGATTTCAATGTAGCACTGGCCTTGCATAATATTAAGTACTCGCACTAATACTTTCTCTCCTTCTTTACCACGCTTAGACAGATAAGTTTTAAGTGCATTTAAAGTAGCTGGACCATAAACCCCATCAACTTTAAGGTCAGGCCACCCTGCTTTACCTTGGTTGTTAAGTAGATTTAATGCACGCTGTAAAAGAGGTTTTGCAAAGCCGGTACCACAGTTCACGCCAGTATCTAAAAGCTCTTCTGCCACAGCAGAGTTAATCGAATTCACCTGGTCAAAACGTGGAACTGTCCAATAATTCTTTCGGTAAATAGCTTTGGCCACATCAAGCGGCAAATCTTTCATATTGCCCTCAAACCCATTTATTCGGGCAACCGCTTCAGTAATACCGTATTTAGTTGCGCCTCCTCGATCGGCAGGATTATTTACATAACCACCTTCGCGTTTAATGAGTTCTTCAAGATATTGTTCAATGTTCATTTCACTTTCCTTTTGACGTAAAAAAGCCACCCGTAGGTGGCGCAGTTTTTTAAGTTGGTTCATGCTTTTATAGAAGCAATTATTACATCCAACTTCCACATTAAGATTGGGATGGAAAACAAAAGAATAAATGCAATTATTGTTTGCCATAAGCCGTACTTTTCAATAGACACTTTTATAAGCTCCACTATTGGTTTAAAATGCTCCATATAGATATATCTTCTCCTTAATCTAGCTCTGGTTAAGTTGATAAAAAACCTCAGTGCTCCAACACTGGGGTTTTTGCTTTTTGATCATAGAAAACCTAGCTATGAGTATCCTCCGGCCCGATTTCCATGTAATAAAAAACCGCCCGAAGGCGGCTCTTGAGAAAAATCAGTTAATTCAATTTGTTTTTTACAAAGCTGCTCCGCAAATATCCTTAGTACCTGATGGATAAGTTTGTGTAATTTTTGATTGATCCAGCAAGAACTCGATTGAGACATCTTTGTTCGCATCAGTTGCTGCTAAATCATAATAATTTGAAGTTAATGAAAAATATAGGTTATCTAGTTTAGAAGGGAAAGTTGCAAAATAGCCTTTGTTAACCCCATTAAAAACTAAACCAACTTGATTAGAGTTCTGATTAATATAGATACCAATCTTTTGATAGCCATCAGAAGTAACTTCTGGAGCTAACTTAAATCCATTAGAAACCAATGCATCATCATTTGATGTGGTTTGAAAATAGAAATGATTAGCTGTGGGTCCATGTTGGTAAGCAACTATGATATTCATAGCCTTACCGTTCTGCATAATTCCTGCTGCTAAAGCTGGAAAAATATTTACATATCCGGTATTACCTAATGTAGGAATTTTAATTTTATATTCAAAAGCTATAATTCCAGTGGTGGGTATTATTTTGTCACCACGCGTATAAAGTGAAGCTTGATTATCATTTGCTGCTAATGCCCTTGTCAGATAATCCTGACTATAAGCCATATAAATCGGGCTTTGCTGAGACGTCTTATAGGAAAACTTATTTCCTGTAATAGTTGGGAACTTCTGAACAGAAGTATTACCTAAAGATTGTAACTGAGTTAATGTTGCATCAAAGCTATAAGTACATTCTGCAAAAGCACTACTTATTCCACTGAAGCCCATTATTGTTGCTAAAATTATCTTTTTCACGGCTTTATCCTATTTTTATTTTGAACATTTAGTATAAACAAGTCTCTAAATATTTTAATTAAATCCGATAAATGATAGAAAAATAAGTGAACTATTTAATAATACCGCCCGAAGGCGGTTAACTATTTTGAATATCATCTTTGGCTTTTTTAACTTCTTTGATTACTTCAACAATTGTTTTACCTTCCTGTTTATCAATAAAGTTAAAGATCCAGCGGACTAAAGCCCAACCTGGGATACCACAAATAAAGAAGAAGCCACCAAGTGCTATCATCCCCCATACATCAGTAACCCATTCATGAAGCCCCCACTTCACAATAATGAATGATCCACCTGCTAAACTTGATACGACTGTACAAATGAGCCCAACGGCCCATTCTTGAGGTGAGCGCGGCATACGTGTCATCAATACAACTGCTGCAACTAATGCGACCGCTAAAGTCACCATGATTGCCGCACCATAAAATTTTAAAATTGCTGTTAAACCACTAGTGGAAACTGGTTCCATTTATTTCTCCAGAAAATTTAGACAATAAAAAGCCCTGTGCTATGAAGCAAAGGGCTTATGATGGGTTATTGAGTATTAAGCTTGGTCTGTCCACGTTCCTGAGCGATCAAATGCCCACGTGGTAGCGTTAAGAGCAATTACGCGCAACTTACTACCCAAGGCATTACTTTCCATGTATTTGCCAGCTGCTTTACCGATAAAATTAGCCCCTGCATTCGGGATGATTCGTAAATTTTGTGCAGTATCAATACCAAACTCGAAAGTTAAGCCCTTTGTCGGGACGGGAAGCGTGACATTTTGACTACCACTCGCACCAAAATTAGAGCAATAACCGTTTGAGTAAATAGTCGAAACAGTTGCCCCTATTAACCCAGTGATTACTCGTTTTTTAAAACCACTAAGTTCATTAAGGTTTGTATAAACCATTGAGCCATTGCCTGAAGTTTTTGGTGTGAATATTCGATCGCCAGAATCCGAAATATCTTCACGGTGTTGTACTACAGATCCTTTGAACCAAAGCTTGGTAAAAGTACCTGTATGTCCACTTGGCTGACTAATACGAATTACATGGTTAGCAGCCTGCCATGCAGCATAATTTTCAGGAGCACCTTGGGCAGAGCGTATTTGTCTCTTACCCACATTAAGCGTCACATCTTGGACCAGATCCATATTAATAGCCCACCCACCAGGCGAAATAGATTGAAAACCTCCTATCTTCAAGGTCTTAGTTGATGCCCCTTCTATACTATTTTTACTATCTAGAGCTTCCCCGTTCAATGCTATACCAATGTGAGCCGTAGCTGCATCAGTAACATCCCCACCAATTTGAAATGAATCAGTGATAGCTGGGTCATTAAATCGAAATAAAACCGACGAACGACACCCCCCAGTCCCTCGAAGGGCATCATTCTCAACGACAAACGCTGGATGATACTTGCTACGAATGTTATACGTATTACCGTTTCGAGCGCCCCTCTCACCCTCAAAATTTTTAAAATACACTTGGCGAGAAGCTTGCCATCTTTCGGCTTCGGGTATCGTGTATCGGCTCTCATACCCTGAATCATCAACAACAACACAATTGTCATTCATTGCTGCATAGACTGCACTAGGATTTGATGTAGCACTCCACTTTACATTGCGCGGAATATATAGGGCTTCCCCTTCAGATAATTGAGACAGAGCATTCAATATAAGAGCTGTGTGGTCAGTTGTTTGGTCTGCTAGAACTGTTCCAAACTCACGAAGATCACGCCAATGAGCATAACCGTGTGCCAAAGTTACATTATTTATTTCATGTTGGTTTTTATCGCCATCAATTACATCAGTTGCATTTACTGTAGCCATTGCATTACCTCTTAATTGCATTTAATTGGAAGCATTATTTAAATCTCTAAATAATTTAGTTTTATGAATTTTTAGAACTATGGAGTTTCCCGATATTAAATCCACCTTATTTACGATCAATAATAAAATCAAAAGCTTGGTTAAAATCGACCAATATGAGATTTTTTAAATGTTTCTTTTGGTTAACTCTTAGTTATTAAATTTTAGATTTGTCTAGAATGTTAAAGTAGCTGTTAAGGAGAGCATATTATGAAAAATAATATTATACGGACTATACCAATTTTTTTATGCTTTTTACTAAGCGCATGTGGAGAAGACAATGATGAGCAGTTTCCCCCCTCAAAAAATGCCATAAATAGTCAATTGACTTTAATAAAAGACAACACGTCATTCTCATTAAGAGTCAAAGAAGAAACAAATGATACTGAACAACCTGTATATTTGTATAAACAAGGCTTCCTCAAAAACAACAATTTATTCGAACCATCTGAAAATCAATTGGAATACAACTTCTTGTTAAAAGATCAAAGTAATAATAATCACATATATAAAATTACACTGCGATATAAAAGCAATGACTTTAATAACCAACCTATCGGTATTGAATTTATTGACCAGACAACTAATTCAACCCAAGTATTTAATTGTAGCTCTATAGCATATCCTTGTATAAACATCACTACTGCAGTAGATAAAAATACAGGTAAAAGTGAAGTCAAGTTTAATAAAACGAATCTTAGAAATACACAGTCCACAATTGAAGTTAACGGAAGTATTGTCGGTGAACTTGTTGTTAATCCTCCTAATATTAATGTCATCTCAAGTAGCAATCAGAATCATGTATTAAATATATATGATAATAATGGAAATTTTCAAAGTACTTTAGATGGAAAGCTTCAATTCATACAGTTTATTAATCATAATATTATGAATTTCAATACAGGATCATCTAATATTTATGATTTTATTAGGGTAAAAACAATAAATAATAAAGTTACAGATTTTGAACTTATAAGTAACATTGATCCTAATAGTAGCCGTAAAGTTGATCCAAACTCATTTGATAAATTCCTATATAATCCTAATACTTATATTTTTAATATTACCCAACCGAACTTGACCTATTATGACTCCGCAAGTTCAAGCAACCAGTATATTGAAGGTAACCTTGGTCCTTAAGTTTTAAGTCTGATTAAGCTAAAAATTAAAATCATTAAAGCACCCTGTATGGGTGCTTTAAGCTCTTTAAAAGTATTAAAGGGTCTGTAAAATTTTCCCTCCATTTAATAATTTAGTTGTAAGAGGTGCGACTCCGACAATTGCGGTACCGCCAGCACCCGGTTGCCCTTCAGTTGTGCCGTGGTAATTCCAGTTCCATGTTCCATCGTTGGTAGACTTGGTGCCACGCTGGCCCCATCCACCACCATCACCCGACAATGGAGATCCATAACGATCATTCTGAGTACGGTATCCTTTACCTGGCATCTCAGCTTCAGCATCAGTGACTTTTACCACCATGAAACTATCAATAAAGTACCACCGCCAGTCCTGAGTATCATTGTAGATCGGCTGTCCTGTCATAACCCGTCCAAATGGTGCCCCAGCACCGCCAGGAACACCTTGCACTCCATAGCCAAGTTCAGTGTAGATGCCACTTGGTGTAGCACCTCCACCAGACCCGCCACGAGCCAGTGTTCCGCCATCAATGATCAGGTTCAATTTGCTGTGCCGGTTCTTTAAACCTGGTGCACCCTGGAACCCATCACGCCGCGACCTGGTAAAGTTATAATTTGGATCACTTGACCAGGCACTAAATGCCAAATGTGGCAATCCACCATCACCACCACGCCCGACCACAGAACCTTTGATTGTAAGATTTACAGTAAGGCCAGAAGGAAATTCTCCCGTATCAATTGCAGCTATTTCTGGAGCAGCAGGAACAATAAACTCTTTTGTCTCGTAATTATTAGTATGCTTGTAAACCATTCTGGTTTCCGCTCTAAGCGAACTCGAACTCGAAACCAAAGCACCAGCTTCAACTACAAAACTAATTTTGCCTGTGGTTGGCAAATCACCTCTTTGCATCTGATATAGACGTGCAAGATTAATATCTAGCTGGTCATATCGAATGTAGATTGGTGAATCATCAACTGGCACATCAATAAAGTCTTTATCGTTGAGGTAATAACGCACATCGTAATTTACTGCAGTTATCGTATTTGAGAATTGATCAACAGGATCTTTCTTTGCAACCAGATAAGGCAGAGAATCTTTCGTATCATCATTAACGACTGTATAAATCGTATTAACGAAATCATCAGAACTTAGTTTGAGTGCACCGTTTGGTAAGCGACCTAGTACAACTTTGTTCTTAGCAGATCCAGCAGTAACAGAAATTAGATCAACAGTACCATCTCCCATTTGCAGATAAATCACATAACTCTTGCCTGCAATGAAATCGACATCATGGCTCAATGTAAGAATTAAGCCTTCTTGCTGCACTACCTCACCGCTTTGATGAATTCCATTTCTATAATCAGCTACAGCAATACGGTCACGTAAAACCAGCAATTCAGACTCAGGTGCTGCATCAAAGGTGATGGACTTGCGCTGAAAGCGAAGCTTGTTCCAAAGCCGGTACGCATTGAAATGCGCTTGCCACTTATTACGCACGCCTACCGATTTCACCTCTTTTGGATTCTTGGCTCCTTTATCCGGCAAGTAGATATTGATACGGCTATCATCGGTCGGATCCGTATATTCATAGATCAGGCCATCGTAATCGTCCATTACACCAAAGGTCAGATCATGCTTATAACTATCAGGGATGATATTCCTGAAGTTAAACAGCAACACCGAGTTATCTGTTGGCCGTTCAAAATAGATCTTGAGCTTATTGTTTTGCCGGTATGCTGTACAAAACACAGCATCACAAAGGTTAGTGACCAGTTCTTCAAACGAAAGATTGGTATCATCAATGGTAGTACAAAATTCTGCAGCTAACGATGTACCGAAGTAGTCGACAATATCGATATAAGTACGATAGATATTTTCTATATCAATTTCGTCAATCGTACGGCGTCCGATTTTGTCATCCAACGCCATTGAGACCAGTGCATCAGCAAAGCTTGACGTTGGAAATAACTCCGTCGTCATTGCTCCATTCTTATATGTTGGCAACATCCGCTGAAGATCAAAATTGATCTTGCGCGACTTAACTGCAAGCGCACCTGTAGTTGCATAAGTACGTGCACGAAAAACCGTTTCATACTCATATTTAGTGCTTTGCAGCGGGAATGCTCCGTAAAGTGCTTGCCACTTCACCTCATCAACTACACTTTCAACAGCCGGTGTAGGTGTTAAACGGCGTGCACGTACACTGCAGCGTCCTTGGAATGTGACCATATCCAGCGTTGCACCAATAGTTTGTCGTGACTTGGCAGAACCCTTGAGAATGATCTGCTTTAGCATTGGATTGCCAATGGCTGCACCCGATTCATTCACCGGCGTGACCTCAACTTCAAGCGTAACGTTTACAGCTGCCTGATTGCCGCCTGCTGATACCGTATAAAGCCCATTACTGGCTACAAAGTTAAAAATGACACGACTACGTTCAATGTTGTCCAGAATGAATGGACCAATCCATTTCTCACCAATCGATGCAAGCTTTGGAGATAAAGCACCTGTTTGTTGGTTACTGAGTTCTTTTAGCTTTAACCAGTTTGGATTAACTGCAGCAGGATTTGATAACGTCATGCGATCATCAGCAACGGATAAGACGCTATAAGTACCGTTTAAATCGTATGTTTGCCCGTTATAGGTAAATGAAGCATTAGTGATTTCAACACGGTCATTGCTGACAAATTTAGTCGTTAAATCGGTATTGTTTGCAGCTGCTCGAAGGATCTCATTTGGATAAGCAAAAATAAGATAATTAGTGCCTTCCAGACTTTGAGTATCAGCTGGTCGAAGGATCTGGCCATTCACTGAGTTTTGATGCTGAACACTTAAAGGTGGTGTGGTAATTTCGGTACCAAGTGAAAAATAAGGCTGTCCAGAAACAATATCAACGCCTGGTCGGAAGACTTCTACTGATGCCCCGGCAATATCAACAATATTGGTTTCACCATCGTATGCACCATTAATTTGATAGTGGCCACGACCAATACAACCAACAATATGCTCAACTTCAACATTATTTTCATAAACCTTATAAGGCACAGCAATCAGATCAGGTGTATTCCATCCAGCACCATAGTTATCTGTAATGCGACCATTTACCCTCATCTTATTTTCACGATTTGAAAGTTCGTTATTTGCAGATGAGGATTGGTTGTTATTCTGATTGGTTTGAGCAATCGATGGTGCGGGCATTAAAAATGCAACCGCCACACTTAAAACAATAGAAACGATTGCCGCAATAAGTGCAGGCATACCTTTCGGGTTTTCAATCACAATAAAAGTGCCAGGTAAGAAATCGAGCTGTTTTAAGTCATGAGCATTCTTAGGTGTAACTTCATTGGCAAACGAAATTTCCGCATGATCCATATTGCTTGATGTATGAAAAATACGGACATGCTCAGGCATAGATTCATATTTGGAAGTTAGCCATTGCCCTATGGTGTGAGCATGTTCCACTGTCTTTTCTTCAGACAAAGGATCCTGTTTATAAATAATCTTAATCATAGTAACTGACCCGACTAAACCCCATTGCTCTGATAACGTCTTCAGCTAAATAAGTGACCCCACCTTCCATTAGATGCAGTACACGACCTAAACGAAAAAGCCCCACATGTGGGGGCTTATTTCTTTGTCTTGGATGGAAGGCGACAATGCAGCCCTCCTTCGGCATGGGCAGCGGATTTAAAAGTTTTAATCTTGATGGTAGGAATGTAATTTTGCCCTTAGGTTGCATAAATAAATCCAAAGCTTCACTACGATCTATACCGTAGAGATCCATTGCAGCTTCATGGGCAAAATGAACGCAGTTGTACTGCTCTTCGTCATATTGCTTATCAAGCAAATGATCATGACTTTTCATACAGCCCCCTTCAGACCACTAAAGCGATCCAGTGCAAAAATATCTCCCGTCTTCGCGGTATTTAATCGTGGTGATTCAGCCTTGAATGTCACAGCTTTATGGTTCATTGATATGCCTGAAAGTTTCAGTCCTAACAAATAATGGATTGGTGTATTCACGTTGTCCGAACTATAGAGTCGATAATTTACGGTAGGCTTAACGTCTGAATATTGCCCTTCAATTACCCTTTCAAACTCATCCGGCAAGACATCCCCAAGTCCTGAAATTGAAACAGTTAAGGTCTGGTCCAGATCCCCTAGCATTCCAGATCTTTGGATAGACATAGGTAGGTATTCATAAAAGACCTGTCCTGATCCTTCTTTATGCTGGACATAGACACCCTGATCATTGTTGCGAACAACCCGATATATATTTAGAAAAGATGGATGTGATAACTCAATACACTCCAGTTGGTAGATATCGACTTTGCGATTGAGAAAGAACTTGGCATATTCGTTATCCATTAGACCTCCCAATCTTTAATCAATACTGCATCAGCTGTAAGGTTTGGCTGATTCTGAATAACTTCTAGCTGGGCAGTTACCCGGTAAAGATTGCCATTCACTTCGTTGGTCTTAAACGAGTTCGGAATAAAATTGCATTGGTATTGCTGGCGTGCTCCTTGGTCAATGACTAAATCCGCATAAAACGAGGCTGGCTTGTTCTGATAGACACGCCAGAAAGCCATCATTTTGTTGAAATCAGTTTTACTTAAATTCCAGTTCACATCGACAATATGGCTATTACGCTTCACATCAATGTAATAGCGTCCACGTCCTCCATCCATCTGCTGACGCTTTACATCATCACCTGGTGTTACGCTATAGCCATTTGTTTGAGGATTTAGCTTCAACTTGTACATAACTTTCCTTCAGGCAATAAAAAACCGCCCGAGGGCGGTACCAAAAGATAAGAACTATTTATCAATCATCATCGTTATCTTTCCTAATAGCTTTAATTATTTCAGGTGATTTCCAAGCAAAAATGCATAGAAGCACTGAGATAAGTATAAATATTAACGTTCCAATAGGTAAACTTGATGCCATATTGATCAATCCTGTAATTGCTATGATATAATCTGTCATAAGTAGTTTCTCCTTAACTTTCGCTGGTTGAGTTGAATTGAAAACCTCAGTGCGCCAACACTGGGGTTTTTGCTTTTTAAGTGCCCTTATTATTTCATTTCAAAAAAGTGTCATTTATTCATTTTTCCTACTTTGGAAAACATAGGTATAAAAAAACCACCCGAAGGTGGTCCTTTCATAATATTGACTGTCAATATGTTTTAGAAGAGACTAGACGATTACACTGTCAATAGCTCTTCTTTCCTCATACCTGTATCTTTAAAAGGTTTTAGTTACACATCGCTAACATTATCCTCTCTTATACGTGTGCTCCTAAATTAACGGTTCCGTCTTGCGGTCGTATTCTCAGTCAAAGAGCGGCTAATAGTTGAGTTCGGATTTTTAATATCCTCACTTACCAGTTTCGGTACCGCTCTTGGAAGCTGCTTATCCAGTTCATCTTTAACAATGATCCGAACTGTTTTCTCATCCAATTGTTCAGCCTCAACTGTTGCCCCTTTTACCTGATTAACTACTTCAATCTTGAAATTGATAGTCGGTGAAGCAGGTTCGATTGAAGGCATAATCTCAGCTTGAGGACGTAAAGATTGTCCTAAAGTGAAATCTTGTACATCATTGAGATTTGATCGATCCTGAACTAAACCATTTGAAGAAAAGTAAACCTTTCCGTCATGGAATAAATCTGAATTAGGAGATTTACCAGCATTTGTATTGCCTTTATAAATAATCTGGCCATCCTGAACCGGTTGATTAAAGATGTCAGATTGCTTTTGACTTTCCATAAAGGCATTAGAGCTCATCAATGCACGGCGCATGACACTATCAGTTGAGACATTGTTATTGAGGAAAACTTCAGGGTTTGAACTCTTACGCATTTTCTCAACTAAGCCAACTCCACCCCAACGGCGAATATCCTCTTGGGACCAAACAACCTCTCCCTTATGAACAATGCCGGCAGGTTCGTATTTGCCACCTCGCCCAGTAAAACCACCATCAGCAAACCCTTGATCCTTAATTGCGCGGATATTTGCAATAATGCTGGCACCTTGTGCAACGGCCCCAGCAATCAAAGGCAAGTTGTAAGGAAAACCAACTTTTGAAGCTGCTGCGATATTCTGCTGAATCGCAATACCGGCAGCTGCAATTGCATAAGCTTTATCTGCAGCGAACATGAGCTTGTAAGCTTTAGATTGTTCACCAAACATTGAGCCAAACATCGAGGTAACTGAACCCATCATTTGCCCACCAAGAGCAATCTGAGCGTTTAATCTATCTTGTTGATACTTTTCTTCAACATCCTTAACGTTCTGAGCATAATCACTGTAAATTTGACTTCGTTGCTCTTGAGCAGCTTGAATGATCGCGGTTTTCTGGTTCTCGAAGTCCTGTTGCTGAATTAATCCAGCTTCCATTTGTGCATTCAGATTGTCTAAACCATTTTGTTCGTCTAAATCAGCTGCTGCATATTGGCTATCAGCTAAGTCATTGGCAGCGCCCAAGCGGCTAAACCGTTCCTGATCCTGTCTATAGAACTCACTGGTACCATTCATATCAGCCTGAATACCACCCCAGTTTTGAACAGCGTTATTCACCTTATCGCGTGTCTCTTTGTCCTGAGTAGCTTTAGATAATGCGATTAGTTTTTGACGCTCTTCAATAGAAAGCTTTGTATTCTTAAGAATCTCCTCTCGTTCGAGTCTATATCGCTCCTGCATGGCTTGAGTTTCGGAAAGTAGAGATAAGCGAGCTTGAAATAAGCGTTGTTCTTGGGCCAACTTCATAAGCGCGTTTTCTTGCTGATATTGCTGTTCCAGCAATTCCACTGCCTGTTTCCGTTCAGACTTAGTTAATTCAATATCATGAGCCGCATTAAACTTTTTACGGTTAAAACTCTCTTCAAGTAATGCAGCTTCGGTTTTCTGGAACTCCTTATAGTCCTCTAGCTTGCTTCGAATCGCTTGTTTGGCGATCGCAATATCATTGTCTGCACGACGATTTAATTCCGCCTTAATTTCAGCAGTACGTTCAGGACTGAAATTAGCTTTGTCCACCTCCCCTAATCTTGTCTTTCTATTATTGTCAATACGCTCAACTTCAGTGGCTACTTCATTTTCAAGTGATCGTTGTAAGTCTTGCTGACGATCAAGTTGCGACTGAATATCACCAGAAGCTTTATCACTTCCCTTACTAGCCCCACCTTTAACCTTGCTTTGCATACTTGGTGACTGGTGAAGAAGTTTTAGTGATACACCATCCTCAAATATCACCTCACTAACATAACCACCACCTTTACTATCGTAGTGGGTCTTAATGTCTTTCACAGCAACATTAGTCGTGATCGGCGTACCTTCAGGCATTGAAAAATCAATACCCTTATGAAATGAAGAAGCCCCTTTGGTAGGGGCTTTTCGTGGACCGTAATTTGAACTGATCTTGTAGGATGACAATGGTTTGCCGCCTGCTTGTAATCGGGCTAGATGTTCATTCGATACTTTCTGGCCAGACATTGAACCACCATATCGAACGTCGAGATGAGGACCTGTGCCAATTCCTGACTGGCCTGAAACACCGACTAATCGTTTCGAAAGTTTTTGCTGTTTTGATAACTCATTAGTTGTTTCCTTTAATGCTTTATTCTTCGCATCAATCACATTCTTGTTTTGTTCCTCTATCGAAAGAGTCTGCAAACCAATCTGATATAATTCATTAGAAACTTCAACTCCGCTTTTCCGCGCCCAGCTTGCAGTTTCAACCATTTGCTTCACTTGCTCAGGTGAGTAACCTTTGGCAAGTAAACCTTTGGTAACTAATGCTTCAAATTTACGATCTGCCAATGAATCGGCATATTGCTTTTGTGCATTTTTAGCAGCTAATGCAGCCCTTTCATTCTCATTCAAGGACTTGGTGTTTTTATCCACTCCTACGATAGCATTTTCAGCTTTATTTCCTGCAAGTGTTACCTCAAAACCAAATAAGCTATACGTTTGCTTGGTCTTGGCAGCAGTTTCAGCTGCCTCATCATAGGCATTCACTTGTTTAAGCAATGCATCCATTAAATCAGCAGGAATTTTTTGACTCTTTAATTGCTCTATCGCTTCAGTATATGAAATGGTGCCAAGTCTGGCCTTATTCGAAATTTCAGCAACTTTGGCATTGCCCACCGCATAGTTCTGGATATTGATCAATGCTGAACCGACCGCTAATTCTTGCCGTTCTAATGCCTTGTTTTGATCTTCAATTGTCGCAGCTAAATCACCTAATTTTTCTTTACGCTGTTCATCATTAAGGGCTTTAATTTCTTCCTTAGTCAACTTTGCAGCTTCAGCTTGCTCTTTTAGCTTTGCAGTGGCTTCAGCAGATTTACTAGAGAAATACATGTAAGTCGCAGCCAAAGCAGTCACGCCTAATGTGATTGCCCCAATTGGACCACCAATCAATCCCCATGCACCGCTCACTAATCCTGCCATTGAAGCACTTTTGCCTTGCGCTAACGTAACGGCCTTCGTTGCATTCTCAACATTATTAGCTGCAAGTACATATCTGGCACTCGCTGCACTTGCTCCAAATCTGGCTTGGGTTTCAGCATTTGTTGCTCGCACATTCACCAAATGTGCCTCAGCTTCTGCAAGCGCAGCTTTTGCGCTTTCTATCGCCTTTTGCTTTTGCAATTGTGATGCAGCATTGTCAGCAACTAAAGCCCCTAATTTGGTATTTAAAGCTGATACTTGAGTTGCGATTGCTTTGGTAAGTAATGCTGTACCACCGAGAATAGCTACATAAGAGATTGATTCTAAGTTTTCAGCTAAAACCTTAATTGAACCAGATAAAACGTTAGCTGCACCACTTCCTTGACTAGCCTCGCCGACAAATTTAGTAATCTCATTATTAAGAAGAGTTAATGACTGGCTGATCGTAATATCAGTTTTGCCAAATAATGCATCTACATCAGACTCTACATTTCTTAAGGCTTTCACAATTTCTTGCGATGTGATTTTTCCTTCAGCAGCAACCGTACGCAACTCTCCTACGGTAATACCCATACCCTGAGCAATAGCTTTTGCTAAAGCAGGTGTTTGTTCCATGACAGAGTTCAGTTCCTCACCACGTAAGGTACCACTCGCTAAGGCTTGTCCGAACTGAACTAAAGCAGCATCTGCCGCAGAAGCACTCGCGCCACTAATCGCCACAGCTTTTGAAACAGTTTCAGTTAAACGCGCTGTATCATCCATTGTTAGATTTAAAGATTTAGCATTATCACTAAATCTTTGATAAACCTGTAAAACAGAATCCCAGGCTGAATAGGTATTTTGAGCAATCCTGAATGTATCTTCAGTCGCCTTATTTAACTCCGTCTGGTCTTTTGTAACTAGCTTTAAACGGTTTTGTAGTCCTGTATAAGCATCTATTTGACCAATTGCAGCATTGACCGTAGCCAAGCCTGCCATATATCCAGCCAAAGCTTTAATTGACGTACCGAATAAGTTAGCCGCTTTATCCTGTTTATCCAGCTCATTGGTTGTAGCTTTAATTTCTTGAGCAAATTTATGATTTTGTTGAGTTGCTTGTTTAGTCACTTCAACCGATTTTTGAACAGACGTATTGGAATTATTAACTGTGGTATTAAAGTTTTGAACAATGTTATTAGTAACAGAAAGCTGTTTCCCCATATCTTTCGATGAGTTAGATGCGGAATCACCTCGATCAGTAAATTTTGACAATTCTTCTGCTAAGGCTTTGACATTACGTTCAGCATTCTGTGAATCAATAACAATGACCAGACGGGATTCTTGTGCCATTTTACTTTTCTCCAGGCAATAAAAAACCCACTCATTGAGTGGGTCTATTTAAGTTAAATATATTTACTAAGCTGGACAGTTAAACAAATTTAGTCTTGCTGCAAATCGTTGCCCAAGTGCTTTTAAATCCATTCACTAATCAATCAATTTCACACATTTAGCAACAACATCCTGTGCATACAATCCCTTATCCTTGAAATTACTGTTATATGCACGATCGATATCTTTTAAGCCTTCTTCAATTTCTGCTTTTGATGCATTTTTGTCTGTTAGTATTTCAGTCCTTAAACTTTCTTTGGAAACCCCTTTAAGCCTTGCATCCATTATGAGGGACTGATTGTATGCATCCTTGACACAATTACTGCGATCTTTTACAGATAACTTATTCGGAGTACAGTGTGCTTCCCAAATTATTGCAAATGTTTCTGGATCAATACCCTCTGAGTCCTCCAATAAGACTGCACCCTCAATGGTTACATATTTCTTAAAGCCAACATAACCGCCATAGCTATTCTTTGAATTTACTTCTCCACAATATCCTTTTATATTTTGGAATTGTGCTGAATCTGGATCTTTTAAAGTGTTTAAGACAGCTTCTTTGGACTCTTTTTCCACCTTTGAGCAACCGTTCACCCCCACTACACCTAAAACCAAACTCAATAAAATAATCTTTTTCATATTAATTAGCTCACTTAAGAGGCGCTTTAATTATCTAAACTTTTAACAATATCATCCAAATACCAGTCCTTTGCAAAAGTATTTAAGTCTTCCATCTGCTTACCCATTACACCCAACAAACCACCTTCCCATATACCATAAGCATGCTCACCATCTAACCTATAAACATTCTCTGGCATGGTTCTTAGGGTATAAACAGGATTTTGAAACTCATACTCTTTTCCAAGTGTCTGGAAATACTCTCCTTTCAGATAGAACTTATCATCTCCTCTAAAACCGAGATAAACTTTGTTAAATTCCTTATCTTTTATTTTCTCAGCAAATTGTAGTAGAACCCTGTTTACATCTAATGGGCTATTTTTCCCTGATATATCCCGCAAATCATATTTAAGCTCTGTCGGATTAATAAACCACTTATAGTGAACCCAGACTTTAACCCCTTTATTTCTGGGATCCTCTAACAATACTGTATTCATATGCCGTTGAAGCATGTAATAATTTAGTGAAAAAACAATAGCAACAAAACCAACTAATACCACAATGAATTTATATACCTTAGACATAGTTAAATCACTTTCTCTGCATTATTAAACTTTGAAGTATCAAACTTGAATTGACGAGTTCCATTCGAATAAAAAGATAGCTCAACCATTAGTGAATTAACTTTTCGAATATTGTCTAAAAAAGCTTTAGAATTTTCAGTAAAAATTAATATAGTGCCATCACTACCAGATGTCTCATATTTTTGGAAATTAAGATATTGAATTGGGCTATTTCCAAACTTAACTGCTGTATAACAGTAATCATTACAGTCATACTGGCCTTTATCTATTGTTAGAAATATTTTTGGGTCATCTGATTTAGAGTCAAGAATATCAAATTGGAGTTTATTCTCCCCGTCATAAGGAAAGTTTAGATCAGCATTATTCTCAGAACGCAAAGCAAGCCACTTAGACTCTGTGTTCCGCATTTCATCTTTGCTAACTACAGTTCGCCATTTCCCTGTTTGAGATTCAAGACTTGAGTCATTTGTATTGCTACTAACGCTTGAGGCTTTTTTAGCATTATCACTGTTACTACAGCCGATCAAACCCAAAAGAACACTTAAAAATAATATTTTTTTCAAGTTTTTCACCATTTGTTATAAAATATACTAACTTTAACAAAGTGGTTACTAATTGTCACATAAAGAAAAACCACCCAAAGGTGGTTTTTAAATTAATGATAGTTTAATAGTGATGGGTAAAAAATTTAGTTAATGTCAAATTTGTAGTATCACTAATCGGATAAAGTTTGCCGTTAATTATCAGAGGGAAAAATTTTGCTTTTTTACGGAATTCATCTAAAACAAAATTATCTAATTCTTGTAAGCCGGTACTTTTTTGAATCTTTGCAACTGTGATATTGCCATTATCATCTGCTTCTGAATAAATACTCATGTATCTGATTTGCCCTTTAAGATCATCTTTATTAACCTTAATTTCAGGAAAAAATTCAAAAATTGGCTTTCTAGAAACATCAAAACTGAATGGCTGCTTACCATAAAAACCAACATAAAAACCATTTTCTTGATAAGGGTAAAAGCTAGCATTCTTCATGGCTTTTAAGCTTTTTTTATCTAGAGATTCAATACCACTACTTTTAACGATTGTCGTATCTACCACTTTACCCTTTTCATTCGCTAAAAAACCTACAACAACTTCTCTGTCATATCCTTGAAGTTCCTGATCGCTAATATTAATTTTAGGGACTTGCTTCCAGTGTAAACTTGTAGGCATTACTTCGACTAAATTATTAGGTTCACTGGCATATGCTTTAAGTGCAAAACAGAACAATAAACTTAATAAAACTTTGAAGAGAATTCTCATATTGATCCAGATATTAAAATATTTATTTAAAAGTATAAAAAGTGATTAAATTATAAATGATTTCAACCGCAATATTATTTAATTTTAAAAGCCCTGTAGAGCTTTTTAAATTAAATATTTAAGGTTCAACTTTTAATTCTCTATTAGCGTGGGATTTCAATTTTTATATTCTCTAAATCTTTTAAATTAACAGGACCTTTGGCTTCAAGTTTGCTAACTTCATTCATAAGAATATTAAGTTTTTCATTCGTTAGCTCTTCTTGAGGTATTTCTACCATCACAGGGTTACTTAATGTAATAGTTTGTGACTCATCAATACTAAGAGTTTCAACTTCTGAACAGTATAAACAAGCTTTATTTTTTACTTTATAAGTAGGGGTATTTATTTTACTAATAACTGGATATTCTAACTCCCATTTAGGTCCAAACCTATAAACTGCAGCATACATTGTATAAGCTTTTGATGGATTAACACCTTCCTCAATCATTGCTTCAAAAAATACTCTATGAGTATCTTGCCAAGTTCTTTTTTTATCATCACAAGCTTGATCATGAATTACTGCAGATTTTATATATCCACCGCCATAAGGATCTCCTACTATTGACCAAAGTGACCTAGGTATTGAAGCTCCATCAGTTTTATAACCTTTATTTGTTGTCCACTTATAGCCAGCTTTATCCACATAAGAGAAATCTTCCATCACTTCATAATAATGCTTTTCTCTAGGCTCTAGTACCAATTTTCCATCAAAACCTGTTGCCGAAACGTTCATTGCAAGTAAAGAAAAGGATATTAAAAAGTATTTAATCTGATCTTTTTTCATAATAAATGTTCTCATTTAATTATTATACTTTTAATAAACTCCTAACCAATACATTCGTCAACCTAAATCTGACCGACATTTATACATTTTTCCTATGATTTAGAATAACTTAACTATCACCATAGATTGTTAAAATAACCAAACCGTAGAATGGTTATTTACTAGATTTAGACTTAATTTTCTTTTGGACTTCTTCAATAAATAAATTGTCTAAAGCAAAAATGCAGTCATTAAAGATATGAGCATCAACAGGCAAATCATTATGCTCAGCATATACATTGATAGCCTGCTGTTCTAAGGATAACGGAATACCCTGCTCATATCGTCTAGCTCTGATAATCGTGCTAAAGGCCGCAAGAATTGAGTCAGCCACATAAGAATATTCTGGTGGCTCCGGAATGTGTCCACCTAAGAACTTGATTTGTTCGATTTCGTGCGGCGTTTTCGACGCATACGTTTTCTGGTATTTGTAGAGCTCGATAACTTTCCCAGTATTATCGCCTTGTCCTTATCAGCTTCCTCCTGAATCTTTTGCGCCTGCTCTTTAATAAATGACCAGATAACAATACCTATATCACCAAGATTAAGAAGCTTTGACGCATTTTCAGGTGTATACGGTTTTTCAGTTTCAACGGATTTGCCTTCTACTATCTCAGCAAAAACAATACCTTTCCAATCCTCAATTAAATGGGCACCAGCAGCATCTAATAAGAGCTCATGGTATAGCTTGCTGTTTTCATCTTTTACCATCACATCATAGCCTTTTGACGTGATTTGATTGCCTGCCTTTTCTAATGCTACCTGAAAGGGTTTATAACCAATACCGCGAATTTTAAACTCTGCTTGTCCACCTGCAGATTCAAACGTACACCATTTCGATACTTCCGAACTTCGAACAATTCCGACTTTTAAAGCCATACCTACCTCTAAAATTTAAGAAATAAAAAGCCCATAGGACTCCATGGGCTTTATTGATTTAAATTGAATTACACAAGAGCACGGACAATCGTTGGGGTTGTACGTACTTGGGCAAAGTTGATATCTATAGTGATGATGTCATCGCCTCCACCATCTGGATGGTTCGCTTCCTTAACCTCAAGTTGCGGGAAGTTAAATGAGTACTTACTTCCCTTGCTATCGGTAATATCAAAGGACAACGTGAATACATCACGAGTCTTAATTGCATCAATCCAAGCTGCTGATGTTGCTGAGAACATGAAATTGGCATTTACACCAATATCCATCATTTTTTCTAAGTAGAACTCAGGCGTGTACTTACCTGAACCGATACAACGGATCGCTTCAAGATTATTACTAAAGTTAATAGTGAGCGTCTGCAGACAAGCTTTACCCTGAATTGATTGGCCATTAATCAGTAACTTTTCAACGTTCGGCATACTCACTAGAGGGCGGCTTGATGCAGCTACTGGATTGGTAACTGGGTTTACTTGCTGACGAGTAAAGGAATTACCGACTAAACCAAAGTTACCAGTAATTTTACCTGTGGTCTGAATGGTGATTTCACCTGTATTGACCTGAACACCACGGTAAATAAAGACCTGACCAATATCTTCAAATACTTTAACCAGGGTAAATGATTTACGTATATTTCCACCAAAGCTAAGTGCATTGGCTGCCCAGTTATTGAATGCAAGCGCACTTAAGAATAAATCGAATGTTCCAACAGACAATTCAAACTCTAACTGCCCTGCCACTTCCGCTTCAGTAACTACGCCACCCTGACGGAAGCGTGAATCCACAACCTCACTACTTTCTTCAGTTGAAATGTTTTCTGATAAGCCGTCTGAAACACGGCGAACCGTATACCAGATTGGGTTTGCTGGAGTAGTTCCTAGTACAGCTTCTTCACAAGCATATAATCGAATTTTTGCGCCTGAACTCATTTATTGTTCTCCAAAATTTAGGCATTAAAAAACCCGCTGTTTTAGCGGGTTTTTAAAGTGTTTCATCTGTATCTGAGATTTCAGGTGGTTCAACACCTGTCAATGCTGCAGCTACTGCTTCAGATAAATTGGTAGGCTGAAATTCAACAGGTGTTTCACTCATCGATTCTTCAGGCACTTCATGCAATCGGATATCAATCCAACGACCTTCAGGTATATCCATTGGATTATCATGATCAGCAACGACTGCAGCCAGTTCAATATCAAATTTACGTTTATAGGTCTTTATTGAAATATCCCCATTTTCCAGAGCTGAATACTCAACAGCAACCACCGTATTTCCATTGGCATCTTTAGGTACTTCGATATACCAACCCTCACTTGCAAAACCTAAAGATCCTTTGAGCAAGTAATTACCTACATCAACTTTTTCAAAATCAATTGGCTGTTTACTTGCTTCATCATTTAATTCAATCGATTCTGCAAACAGCTTAACGATTGGAGAAGCTGATTTAACAAAACCATTTGCATCAACAGTTGTATTGCCTTCTGTCCATAATTTATGCCATACAGAAAAACTGCCTCCTGCTGATGACTTTTGTCTTACACGAATATCACTAGTATATGCAGCTGTCCAAAACTGCTTCATAAGATTCGTTGCACCATTCGACCATAATCTACTGTCTAACCAACCAGCACCCGGTGAATTTACGGCAGCACCAGGAATATTAAAAAATCCTGCTCCAACATTGTTTAAGTCTACAGATGTATCGGCGATAGTTTGTGGCGAACCAGCACCAAAATCGCCAACCTTCATGATTCGTCCAGCTGTCAAATCTGCATTAGAGGTTGTAATAGTCCCTGTTGCAGCATTTCCTAAACCCTGAACTTGGGTCCAATCCGGTGTTAGGTTTGGAATACCTGAAGCAAAAGGCAGCATGAATTGCCGCTTACCTTGAGCTGAGTTATACGGAAACGGCCGATGGTCCCACGAATATTTAAAAACTAGATTTGCCATTACGCTGTTACTCCATCAATCACCTGAAATATCAAAGTTTCCGTATGTTGAATAACACCACCCACGACAGCTTTAATATCCATCTGACACAAACCCAATGGCCACGTAGTAGTACTTGTTCCTGACTTCACGTTAAGCCAACCCTTTTGTGTACTCTGACTCAAAGGAGCACACGTTAATGTTGCTACAGCTGCTCCTTCTAAAGTTTTGACCTGGGAAGTAAAGGTGTAACCCGTTAGATCAATTGCACGGCGTACATCATTGGCTGGATATTGCAGCGCATCATCCATATCAACGAGCTGTAAATTTAAGTTGAATGTGTCACCACGCTTAAAGACATGATTGCTCATAAGTGATTCCTATAGACATAAAAAAACCACCGATGAGGTGGCTATGACAAAGCAATAAAAAAGGACGCTAACCGCGTCCTCTTACCTAACAACTTTTCTTTATTCGATCTCTAAATGATGCTTTTCGGTCACCATTTTGATTTTGATCCCTTTGTAATAACGGACCATCGGATCTTCTTTACCCTTTTCAATTTTATCTAGAAACTTATCGTTTTCCATTAAGATGGCAAAAGTTTTATATCCAATCACCAATTTCTTTGGAACTTTGCCACTGCTTTTAAAATCATCAATTTGTTTATTCAGCTCTTTTAAAGTCATTCCTATTTCCAGTATTCCAACTTTTAATAGAAATTTAACAATTAATTATGACAAATTAATTTTTCTAAAAAATAAGTAAATATAAAAAATGTCTGGTGGCGATCATTTTCTTAATGAATTATGGCTTCTAATCGAGATCAACACTTACTCCAGTAACAATATTGTGTTTACTTCCACCAATACTATTTATATTGGCCAATCGAATATTCACATCAGAAACACATAGCTTATTTTCACTTTGCCATTTGCTCAGCTCTACAGACATAACATCCTCAAGATGTCGTTCCAGTTCTTGCCGTTTAATTTCGATTTCTTCTAAAGTCAGCATACATGACATATCAATTCACCTTGTATCCAATGCTCACATTATACTGAATGAAGTCAGCATCTTGCCCGACAAAAATTGATTGTCCCTGTAAACATTCTAGATGATCGGTTGAGTAATATTCGAAATGCTGCAGTAAAGAATCACTGAGCTCAGTTAAGCCTTTCTCTCCGGCATGGTGCCGAGCAAAGCATTGCACCATGATATTACCGGTACGACGTGTACAAGGATTATCAGCAATACCAGACATATAGCTGGGTCCACCTGCAATGGTTAAGCGACACCACAAACCTTCCTTTGGGACCTTGAATCCTGGTGCATTTGGATACTGAATTCTGTCCTGGGCAATACCTTTAAAATTTTGCATACGGCTGATAATAGCTTGCCTTGTCTGCTCTAAAGTCATTGCCATCTTAACCACCATACTTTTGAGAAATATAAGTAAAAGTAGTGCTGTAAATGCCTTGCGGTGCTTGATCAGACCAGCCATTTTCTAAGCGTTCAGCATATGGCTGGTTGTTTTGTATGTAGACCAAATTGCCGAGCTTAAACTTCACAGCTTGAATAGCAGCATCTTGCACTGCATTAGTTTCAGGTCCACGTACACCATAGTCACCAGATCCAATAGAAACAATGTGAGAAGCACGATAAGCACCAGTATCAACGGGACTTGAAACAACTAATGATTGCACTGTATCCATCGTAATTTTCTTTACCTTATCTTCTGCTGCTTTAGAGACATCAAGACTAAAACTAGTCGGTTTTTTCCCCTTCCACCCCATAAATTTCTCCATTAAAAAACCACTCAGATAAGAGTGGTTTTTTCTTTTTCAAAAAGTTCTTAATTAGCGCTTCCACAAATATCAGTAGTACCTGTTGGATATGTAAACTGCATATTTGCTTTATTAGTAATTAACTGGACTGAAACAGTTTTACCTAGAAATTTAGAATTAGGATTTGGTGATTGTATACCTGCCCCTTTAAAACCAATACTTTTTAAAGAGTTTTCCGTAAGTAAGTTAAGGTATCCATAATTTGTACCATTGATGATATACCCCATTTGTTTACTAACCTGATTAAAATAAAGACCTACTCTAACTTTGCCATCTGTTGGCACCGTAACAGGGATTACCTTGCGATCAAGCTCCTTTGCAACTACTGAACCAGAACTATCTCTTTTAGTACTTGCTCCAGTGAGTGTCACATAACTTCCATCAGCATAATTTGCATCTTTATTAGATAACCCATAACCAAGATCTAAACTAATTTCATTTTTTAAATTAGAAGCTCCTAATATATTGAAGGCTAGCTGTTGAGTTTCATGGCTATCTCCTAATGCGATGTTTTTAATATTTAAAACATCAAATATAAACTCTGCTGCTATAATATTTGTTCCTATTACTGATTTATCAACTAAAGTAGTCTGAATAGAAGGTAAACTTATCATTTTACCGGAAGTTACAATTTGGTCAGCTGGTGTACTTCCTATATAACCAATTGTTGCCGTACCTTTTTGCTCAGCAATACTTATTGGAGACATTAATTTAATCGGTCTTCCTCCTGCTGCATTTACCGCATCGACTTGAGACTGAGTTGCATCAAAACTATAAGTACAGGCAGCATAAGTATTTACTGAAAATCCACTGCTGATTAATAAACCCAAAATAATTTTATTCATGTAATCTTCCTTTTTTATTTGAGCAAACAGTATAGCCAAGCATATAAAAAGATTGATTAAAAACTGACAAGCGGTAATTTTTATTTCTTTAAAAAATTTTTCTTATTTAACTTCTAACCAGCGTGTACTGTGGATGCTGAAACGGTGAGTTGTGCCATAAGAGAATGTAATTTGTACTTATCATCTAAACCCCTAACTTGCACCCATTAAAAAACCCACCGAAGTGGGTTTAAGCTTATATCCATAAATTAATACTACAATTTAGTTTCCTAATACATTTTGGTTCCGTATCCGCCTTGCTCGAAACTTTAATATTTAATTGATATCCATATACCGGAAACAAAACTAGATATTAGATAAATAAATGCAGCAATAATTACGGAAATAAAGACTATGATAATCCCGTCAGAAATATAATCTCTATTGGCATCATTCTCAGGATTTTCCTTGGGATTAAGTATCATTGGGGTATTTAAAGATTTTTTCGCCTCATAGAATCCCCAGCCTATACCCAGCAACACAATTAGTATCGCAAAACCAACTCCAAGATCATAAATAACCTCTTCAGCAGCATATTTATCATTTGAAGCTGAAACACATTTATCAAAGTATTTTTTTTCAGTTTCAGAAAGCGTAGAGATGGCTTTTTGATCTTTAAAATGAATATTACATGTCTCAATAAATTCTTCTTTATCGTCAGTTCCATCGCCCTCGTAATTGCTTGTACGAGAAATATAAAGTGTGCTATGGGTAGTTGTAGCCATATAATTTCATTAAATTTATAAAGGGATATTTAATTAATAGAAAATCAGTCAATTCAGCTATCTTTTTTCAATAGCCTAACTATCTTCAAACTGAGTAATATTGCATATAAAGGGCCCACCTTCATCAAACTCCTCACCATTTAACAATATATTAAAACTTCCACTGAAAGTACTGAGTGCTCGTACAGATCCTTTCTTTTCTTTTAATTCCAAATCATGACTTAATTTATCTATTACAATGCTGAAGCTTGGAGAGATAAGTGAAGTAATTTCTTTACAATATTTAATAGCTTCATCTTTAGATGCTTGATAATTTCCTGAATGTTTTGAATATACATAAAGATCTCTCCATATTTTTTCATCAAAACTCTGTGATAGATAAAAATTTAACCATTTTTTGTCATTTTTATGCTCATAATAGTAATCTGAACTTACAGGATTAAATCTTATAGACATTGGACGACCATAAGTTGACGTCTTCATCTCTGGGTATTTTGTTTTTATTTCTTTTGCATAATTTAAAAATAAGCGAGATTTGTAATCCTTGATTTCAGAAATTCCTTTATACGCATCTGAGATATTAGGGGGAGTTAATTCTTGCTTCACTGGATTATTAACAGATGAACAACCTGATAATAAAATTATACTCCATATTAAAAATTTCCTATTCATAAGAACTCCTATATTTCGAGCCTAATTATATAGAATCTTTCCTATATTTTCCTCAACTGGCATTTCCAAATAGTTTCTGCTCGATCCTGTTGAATATGAATAACTCTAAATGAGCCTAAGGCTGTTACCCATTCATCATCAATCTTTGGGGCCATGGTCACTTCATTTTGAAGCACAGTTGCTTTCTTATCTGTGGCCAGTACTCCAAGCGTTTGTATTTCATATTGACTGTATGAGCCGAATAGTACGCCACGACCAGAATAGTTTTCTTTAACTTCAACATAAGTTTCTGTCTTAGGGTCCCACTTTGATTTAGTGACTCGCTCACACGTAAAAGTATGAACGGCATCCGCCAAATCGTCATTAAATGCTTCAGCAATTTCTGCCTGAATTTCTTCACGTAGGCCCATTAGATTTTCCTGACAAAAAAGACGGATTTCCGTTTGCAATACGGTTTTATCAAATCAAGAATGAATTGCTCGATCGCACTAAGCTTTACTGATCCGTCTTGATATTCCTTTTCGGCCTCAACAGTATCGGCTTTTACTTTCTTACGCTTTAATGCTTGTTCCTGCCCTTGGTATATCTCCCCTTTCATAATGCCTTTGATGACTTGATAAGAGGCAGTTTTTAAAGGCCTAGGAACTTCGGTTACATCTTCATAAGGTTTAACATTACGTGCTAATAAATAAGCTTCTGACATCTGAAGGTATTGAGCCTTATCACTGGCAGATAAAGCATCAAAGCCTTCAACATGTTCTATCGCTTCTTGTTCAGTGATAAAGCTCATGGTTTATTCCTTTGGAATTAATGCTAAAAGTTCTTCTTTTTTAGCACCTGATTCAAATGCAATGCCCTTTTCAGTTAATACAGCCTTTAGTTCATCAACTTTAAGCCCTGTGTAGTTGATTGGTTGGACTTCACTTGGTTTTTGATCACCTTCTGGAATTTGGTTTCCTTCATCAGATTCAAGCTCAGCAATACGTGCTTTCATTGCCTCAGGAATATTCTGAAAAGCAATAAACTCACCTTTCATTGTTGCCAGTTGTTCTTCGAGTTCAGTTACTTTTGCTTGTGTCATTTGACGCTCTCTCATGCGGTTAAATGCAGATAGGCCCATTGATTTATCTCCAAAAGAAAAGGCGGATAATTCCGCCCGTCTTTACTTAACTTTGTGCTTGAACGCCACAATACGAATCTGTTTTGGATCGTAGACGCGTTCCCAATTGGTATCAGTTGAAAGACCTGCATTATTCGGTGCGACACCCATTGCACCAGCCCACTTGATACCACGAGGATGCAAGACAAAGTGACGGCGGTTAATGAGGATGTCGGAGCCTGCGAGACTATCTCGGTCAGTCTCAACCCCTACGGGTGCACCGATATCCTGAAAGCCGATAGCGCCTTGCCCGAACAGGAATGATGTAAATACATCACCATCAACTGGCATACCGTCATCGACAATCACACGGCGATCCATGAAGGTTTTGTAAAGCACTACGCCATCTGCATCACGTACGGTTTCAATCAGGCCCTGTTTGGCTAGTGCAGCCATGGTTGCAGAATGCATGGCAATGGCCGTTAATTTATCAACTGCATCCCCTAGCTTGTAAGACGCGTCAATAAATGAAACACCATCAATAACTGCTGCGGCTCCAGTACCAGCAGAGATATCATGTGTATTGCTTGCCATACTTGCAGAACCAAACACACCTTTAAGCGTATTCACTGTAAAGCCTTGGAATTCACGTGCCCAGTAATCAGCAACCAGATCACCAACTGCACCAAGTGGATCATCACCAGATAAAGCTTTAGCAAGGTCATTGGCACCCCATGCCTTACCACGTGCATGCAAAATAGCAATATCCTGACCTGCAGCAATGTTGTTTACGGTTAGAGGTGTTGCATCTGAAAGTACTTCAGATTCCCCGTCTAAATCGTTCCAGAACGGGATATTTACGGTAGATCCACCTTGAGTGCCGAATGCAACTTCAACATCCAGCTCCCCTACAATGCCCGACTGCCATAAAGCAGATTTCTTGGCAGTTTTATTTAAAACGTACTGAGTAAATAACTCGGGTACGATTACATCAGCAATTTTTGTCTCAGCCATTAGGCTTTACTCCTTAAAGATTAATACCGTGTTTTGCAGCCAGCTCTTTAGCTAGCTGAGGATTTTCATTTCGTAATTGGGCAAGTTTGGTCAGGTTCACCGAACCATCTGGCTTGGTGATATCGATCTGTCCTTTTGTATTGGTGCTACCGGGTGAACCTGTACCATTTGCTTTAGGCCAGAAATAAGGCTTTTGCTCACGCAAGGTTTCGACCCATTCTTTGGGTGATAACGCCGTCTTACCGTCTTTACCAATGATTACTTCGCCTTGTGTATCGACTGCTACGGCCTTACCGTTTTCATCGAGTACAAATTTAGAATGGGCAAGAAATGCGATATCTGCGGTTGCTTCCGGCAATGCCTCTAGTTCAAGGGCAGCTTGTACAATCTGGCTCTGAACAACCGATTGCTTGAACTTGTTGGCATAGGCTTCTGCTTTATCAGCCCGCTCTTTTTCAGCATTGAGTAATTTGTCATGCTGTTCACGCATCTTCTCGGTACGTTTATGGATGACTTCTTCAACCTTGCCCTCGGCAATAAGTCTTGTTTCTTCATCCATACTCGCCTTGGTAAGCAGCTCCTTAATTGCTCCCAGATCAACTCCTTCAAGTTGTTGCTTCAAGTCACCAAGTTCAGTTTTTAATTCACTGTTCTTAGTGATGAGTTCGCTATTCTTGGTTTTTAAACCCTGTACCTGCTCATCAACAGCTTTTTGAATAGCAGCTTTAACTTCTGGATTTTCCAGATCAACTTTGATTTCATCTGACATTTAAAATCTCCTAGAGATACCGCCTTGCGGATTTAATTGTTTAGCCCTCTGCCTTGCTTCAGGCATTAAAAAACCGCCCGAAGGCGGTACGTTGTAAGAGAGCGATTATTTCAGTGCCAAAATAATCGCGATAACAATGATTCCTAAGGCTAAGCCCAAATTGGTAATTGCCTGCATTAGTCCTGCACGGTCAGCACCTTTCTCGCTCATTTTTCCATCTACCTTTAATTTAGATATAAAAAACCACCTCTTGGTGGTGTGCTATTAAGTACATATCAATGCTTTGGATCAAAATCTAATTTGTATTGAGCTTGCTTAACCAGATCATCTAATTTACTTAATATTTTTGGTTTAACTTGCTTGCCACCCACACTCAAGATACGCCCAGCATTTGATAGAGTTTCAGTCCATTGTTCAGCAAGTAAATTAAGCTTTCCAATTTCTAGTTGAACACCTGCAAAGGTATCACGAGCAAGTTTTTCTTGTTCAATATAGTATTTTCGGATTTCATGCCCTTTATCATTGCGTTCCATCATTCCTAAGTGTTTCGTCATATCTACAGAGATAATATATTCAATAGCTGTTTGGCCTGTTTTTGAAAGCTCGTCTTTTTTGACGACCTTTATATAATCAAAATTCTCTTCGAATTTACATTGATAGATTCGCCGCTTAATCCAATGTGAAAAATCAGATTTAATCTCTAACATTTCATGCAAATCACGAGCATTAACACCAAGTTGTACTTCTCCATTTAAATCAAACTCAACAAATGGTGTCTGATTTTCAATTTTCATAATTTCATTCATATCGTTTACCTCGTTACCTTATAAAAAAAGCCGCATAGACATGTGGTAACGAGACACATCTACGCGGCTAAACTTTTCAAAAAGAACTGGCAAGCACACTGAATATGAAAAGCATGCTTTTTAAACCGTCGTTCTAACTAGTATTGAGTTGCCTAAATTTCAGGCATAAAAAAACCACCTCGAAAGGTGGTTTAGAATTTCTTAATAGTTGATGCGTATTTGTTATAAAAACAAGATGTTTGCACAACTATTCATTGTGGTAAAAATTAGCCCAAAACTGCTTTTGCTGTCAAGACTTTAAATTTTGACTTAAACAAGATCTTTATTGTCTTTAATAATCATAATTCCATGAAGATCATTAAAAGACCTATCGTCAATTAAATCTCTATTATCTATTTGATCATAAGAATTAGTATTAATTAATCTCAAGACATAATCAGGTACGATTCCCTCATTAGGCAACTCTTCACTTACCTGAATACTTGAACCTTCAACCAATCTAAACTCTTTTGTTGCCTCCCACACTCTTTTTGGAAGAGAGATATTTGAATTTTGAGAGTGAGGAGGACAAACTAAAAAATGCCAAGGGTATATTTTGTCTATTACATCTCCTAAATGATCTTTTTTTATAGGTTTTTTTAATTTTTTAACATTTCCAACCGATAAAATAGAACAGCCGAAATGTTCCAATGTATATACATAATGGAAACATTTTACCCAAGCTAAGAGTGGATTTAAGTCATTTAATAAATCATTTTTTTGAATATACAAACAATATAGAGGAATTAAATTTTTGCTTTGTGCAGCCTTAATAAGCAATTCTGTCTGTGATTGTTCAGTCGGTTCACCTTTATTTTTTATATAATGCAATTGTTTAAATGAATTACTTTCGAAATTAATAATTTTAGCTTGTACTCGAAATCCAATTCCTTTAGTACCAGTTGAATCAACAAACCACCATTCCCAGTCTGCTCCATTTTTTCCCTCTTCGTAACGCGTAAAGGTAGTGGTAATAACATCATATGGGTGCCTAAGCTTCAATTCTACCATTAGAGAATCTGTAATCGACTCTTCAAGCATTTGATGTTTTACTTGTCGTGCCTTACCCAACTGTATCCATGTTTGATAAGATAGTTCTCTAAAAGTTTGACAAAGACTCATCTAATATCCTCATTATAATTACATGAAATATATCAAAAAATTACCCCAAAAGGAGCAATGCTTTTGTCTTATGCTTTTAAAGTAAATTTTTCACCATCCATCAGATCCTTAAAGTCCATTCTGTCTTTATGCCAGTCATGACCTTTAGCTAATTCGAATATAGGCATGTGGACGTCTCGACCGACTAAGTGCCTTAAATTATCTAATTTAAAATCATTTTTTTTGACTATTTTCTTTCAAGAACCGATCTAAAACATAGCTAAAATCAGAAATATCGAATTGTGCTGTTTTAACTCCATTATTGATTAAAGATATATCTACTTTTAACTGCTTACTTTTCTTAAGTAACTTAATAATTTCTTCTTTATCTTGAGTACGTTTAACTTGAAAAGAATGTCCATCAAAATCATCTAAAACAAACATTTTAACTTTTACAGGTTTTTCTTCATCAAATTTGAATATAATGTCACAATCAGTTTCAGGACAAATAGCAAGTCCACTAGTTACAGTTAACAAAATACTATTATCATTAGACTCCTGTTTATACAGGAATATTAAACGTGAATCTTTAGAATATGGTTCAGCTGTGGTATTTAAAAGCTCACTTGCAGTTGCCAAGTTATAGGTAACCTTTCCACTTTGTTCCTCAATATATTTTGAGGGAATCCAGTTACTGCCGGGTGCTGGTACAAATTCAGCTTCCTTTTCATATAAATCGTTTTGCTTCAACCATTTAGAATCATCACAACCAGAAATAAGATTTATAAAAGATAGAATGAGTAGTGATTTTAGAAAGATCTTTGTCATTCAATTTAAACTCTATGATTTATTGTATAAGTGATAAGTTATATTAACATTATGATATATAAAATTTTAATAAACTTAATTACTTTTTAAGAGCAATGATTACAGTTCAAAATTTCTAAAAGCACTCTCATCCAACTTTCTTAACTCATCTAAGGTGTATAACCTACCTTCCGGATCAAAGAACTTATCAAAATCAAACTGGCCTTCTTTGTAGAGTTTGAAACGTTTAGGCCCTAGCCATTCTTTCTGAAAAAACTCATCTGTTTTCTTAAAGAACTCTCTAAATGTGGTGTTGGCATCCAGTTGGCCGATGAGTTGGCTACGCTCCTCTTTGGGGATGTCTTTAACTCTTCGCTCATCCATAACAAACGGGCGTTCACCAACAAGTCGACCATCTTTCTCAACTGGTACCAGAATACTGCGACAATTGGGATGTAACGGCGGTACACGCTTTGCTGGATCGTTAATTTCCCATATAGCACCATCTAAAGAGGCACAAAGTTTTGAAGTCCTTCCATCCAGCGTTGCAACCAATCGAACATATTCAAAGCCAATCTGGGTGAAGCTATTCAGATAAGTTTGATTCGCCACGTGGCTACGTAAAGTTCTAACAGTCCGATCAATATCAGACTTAGAACTAGTTAATAGACCATCCTCAAAATTAAGACGCTTGGTACCACGAATACGCTGAACAATCTCTTGATTGGTTTTGCCTGAGCTAATTCCATCGCGAATAGCATATTCAACTTTTTGGCGAGCGGTCTCGGCAATCTTAAATAGAAGATCATCAACCAACGCCCCGCCAACTAAAGGTGCTTTCTTGGCAGCAGAATAAAGTTTTCCGCCGTTAGGCTTTTTGATCTTGCCGCCATACAACTTGGCTGTGTAATTCGCTTCATATACAGCCAATGCTGTAGCAGATACGATGAATGCTTCAGGTAAAGAAGTGTTTATGGCCGTAAACCACTGAGAGATTAAATCCCGAATCTCTTTGAGGTTTGTTGTTGTATATTGGCCACCACCAAGTGCTAATTTTTCAGAATCATTTAATTCATCTAACAAATCCCGAAGTTTTGCCAGCATTAATGCTGACTCTTCATTAAAGATTGTTAGTAATTCATTAACTGATTGAGATGAAGCTCGATACAAATATGCTTGATGTTGAGTTAATACCTCGATCAATGATTTATCTTCTTTTGAAGCCATTTCTCACCTCTACAAAGGCATGTTGTTCCGTTCAGTCTCAACTCGCTTCAGTTCTTCCTGAAAATCATGAGCTGGTAACTTACCAGTAGCGATGTATTCCCAATAGGTTTCGAATGAGTTCTTTCCAGCTATAGCGCCTTCATAAAGCTGCTTAGCAAGATTGATATCGTATTGCTGAACAATAAATTCAGGTTCTACCGTAAATGTATATTTGGATGCATCCAGCTTTAACCACTGTGCTGCATATTTGATAGCTTGTTCGATGGCCTGAGCTGCACACATCACAATGCTATGTAGACTTGCATGCTGATCATCCTGACGCGCACGGCGTGCTTCACCTGATTCTTGTGTATTGGTATCGATGACCTTTGCACCTGCCTCTAATGCTGAATTCTTCTGGGCATCCATTTCACTTTTAGTCAGCTCAATGCCATCGCCGGAGATTTCCAGATAATCACACTGTGCATCCTTAGGTAGACTCCAGACAGCCATAACACCAGTGACACTAATATCTTCGTCTCCATCAAGTCCACTAATCCAAGGCTGAGGATGAGCTGTGTGATGAAGTGACTGAAAATAGTCAGCACTGAGCTGGTAATACTTGAGTGCTGCTTTTGCCATAGTTAAAAGCGGAATAGTTCCAACATTTGGGGAATTATCCGTGGTACCACAGAATACAAATGGTGTGAATGAAAGCTGATTACCGCCAAGATCCGGAGTTTTATCCTCCACACTAGAACCATCAAACAAACGGACTGCTAAGGCTCCATCAATCATGGATAAAACGCGGTGGACCGTTTTTGTATCATGGCCAAACTCATCTCCACCGTTTTCAAACTGCTCCTCGAGCACTAATAGTTTCAGATCCTTACGGCCACCAATGCTGTTTTCCTTCCAGTTAATAATGGATAAGGCATCATATAAGGCGAAGTATGGAACGCCGTTAGCATCTACATCCACCAGCAAGCCACAACGACCATATTCCAGTAACTCTAGGCAAATTCGGATAAAAAGCTGTTTTAATCCAAATCCGTCATTCGTTGCATTCTCTATAAGCCCTTTTAATAAAGTACTTTCAATCACAATATTCGGCTCAAGCTTTGAGACCAGACCAATCATCGTACGAAGAGAATCTTGTACCCATAATGGATACTGAGCACGACTTAGATAAGCTTTATAAATCTCTCCAGTCTTATCACCTTGCTTTTCAGCCTCAATCATTCCAGCCGACTTAGGAAGATACTTGGTTTGTGCCTGTTTAATCTGCTCTTCACCGGCAACGGCGTCGCGCATAATCAACCAGCTTTTTTGTGCAGCAATATACTGCGGATGTTTATCCGTAACTGCCATAAAAACACCAATAAAAAAGCACCTGTAAGGGTGCGTTGTTTAAGCCATACCCCGAATCCGCCTGACCTGAACAATCCGTTTAATAATCGGGAACCGTTTCGCTAATGGATAGCCACCTGCATCACCAACATGGTCTAGGCCTGATTTCTTGTCAGGCATTCCAAAGTCATCATAAATCTGCTGTTCCAATGTCTCGGTAAACCGTGGGCACTTATAAGTATTAACCTTTAATGTCCGTTCTCCATCACCATTCAGGATCAAAGCATTCACGGCATTTAAACGGTCTTTAATGGTCGGGTTAGTGTTATTTACCTCTACCCGTAAACCATGCTGCCTTAAGATGGCATGATCCGATTCACTGCTATTTTTTGATGAAGTAGATTGTCCGGCAGCATCAGGAATAATCGTAATTTCATGACCAGGGAAACGTTCAATAATCAGTTTGGCCATAGTTGGTGTATCACGAACTCCTACCAGCTCATCCAGCGCCAGAGGTTTACCGTCACGGATCACATACACCACGGCGGCCATTTTCAGAACGTTAAAGTCCATACCGATAATTAACGGCTCATTTGGCTTAATCTCTTCATCGGTATGGTTGAGCTTACGGTCAAAATCAGGATAAACAGCACCACTGGTTAAGTTAACGAACTGCCCACGTAAATAAGCCTCAATGAGCTGAGGTGGATAGGATTCCCGTAAAGATGCAATATAGTCATCTGGTAGATTGGCCTCATTGTCATAGGTTGAAGCCTGAATCATTCCATAGAGCTTTCGCTTGGCCTCTGATTTATTTGCCTCTTTAACGAATTGCTCATACGTAAATTTAAAACCTTCCGGTGTGGTCGCTACATCAATACCATTCAGCAAACCTGCCTGTTTAAAGCGCATACGTGCGATGATCTTACGCCACGCTTGCTGAGCCTTGTGGGTAGCCATAACATCGAGCTCATCAATCAGTGCATGACCAATCTTAAAACCGACAATTGTTGCCGGCTTCTCCATAGACCGGCAGATAATCGTGCTTCGATACTGACGACCGTAATAAAGATCGACCTCTTTATTCGATTCATAGATTTTGGTCTTTAAACCCCAGTCAAAAGCAACCTCATCGACTGTTGGATAAAAGATATCCCGAATCTGAGGATATGTCGGTGCAAAATAGCCCAGCCTAACTTTGGGGAATTCCCAAGCCTTATGGCATAAAGAACCACAACCCACCCAAGTTTTTCCGCCCCCAAATCCGGATATAAATGCCCTGAATTTGTTTTCCATTTGAAGAAATCTAGCCTGAGGCACATTCAGCGTCGGATTGATGTTCGGCATCTTTTTTACTCGCATCTACAACTTGAATGGTTACCTTGACCGGTGTTGGATCATCTGCACCCTCACCGTCGCCCGTCCTGATCTTTTCAATCTCAAGCTGCTTTAACTCAATATTCAGGAGTGTTAAGTCATAACCCTGCATTTCTTCCCGAACCTGTTTAATCACACCTTGCTTCATTAGCCGGTTGTTCTTCCAGCCTTCATAAATCTTCTGAAGTTCTTTAATACGATAGGCTTTATTAGCAAGTGGAATGTCATAAACATTCTTTTGGAAATCTGCTCTGGTTTTATTAAACAAAGTCACCAGTTTCTTGCTTAGGTTTTTCCCCGTTGCTTTTGTTGGGTCATATAAAGCGACCTGCTGACGTTCAATTTCGATGTTAAATTCTTGCTTTACAGCATCTGCCACCTGTTGAGGGGTTTCAAAGCAAGCAAGAGACTGAACTATAAAGATTTTTACAGGCTCTCTTAGTGTTGCCATACTTGCCCCTTCGTAAAGCTACGTAAAGCAAAACAGGCAAAAAAAAGAGCCTTATGGCTCAATTGATTACGCAGTTTCCGCAGCAATTTGAAATATCTAGATTTGAAACAAACGGCGGATTCTTCGCAACTTCAACAAGACGTTTAACGCTCTTACTTGCTCCCCACCGTTTAGTTACACCAATGAATTCTTCGACATCGTGACCTGATAAATAGTGCTTAGGTAAACCAGTTGAGCTGCTAAAGATCATCTCGCCATCTTCATCACGTTCTACACCTATATGGTAAAGTTCATGCTCAAGCAAAGCACAGAATTCACTATCGTTAGCTTTATCGCAAAAGGAAGCATCGATCGTAATCAGGTAAGTTGGTATAAATCCGAACCATTCTCGCATCTGTTGCTCTTGTCTTGCTTTACGCCAGCCACCGACATTAAACATAACCTTTTCACACTGCCCAAGAATCATGGCTTGTTTGCTTTTAAATGCTGACGAAGCCCAAGCAAACGCCAGAAACTCTTCATTGTCATGAAGCAGCTCAGCAATATGGTCATGATCTGGATTGTGAAGAGGTCCACCAAGCGTTAGATAATTAGCAACAACCCATGTTTTCAAATCTGGTGCCGGTATTAAACGGATTGCTTCCTCTTCTTCAGCTTGGTCAATAAAGTCAGTTGGTGGAAATGGTCTGATCTGTTCCATTAGTTTCACCATTAAAAATTAATTTTATTCATAAAATTAATTAGATTACAATTAATTAAATTTAACACTTATGGTTAAGCATGTTCTCTGATAAAGATCTTATAAATCGAAAAGATAAAGATTACTCAATCATTCCATTTAAAGAAGAAAATATCCATCCAATTGGTTATGACTTAACAATGAGTGATCTTATTTTTTCAAAGAAAAATGGACTAATAACACTTGATAATCAAAATAATTATGTAATAAAACCTTTAGATACAATTCATATTTTAACTAATGAAATTATTTGGTTATCTGGTAGAGTTTCAGGAACTTTACATTCACGTACCTCACTTGCCTTCAAAGGTTTCTCTAACATTTCGACAACAGTAGACCCTAAGTGGATTGGTCAGTTACTTGTAACTATGACTAATATGACAAATAATGAAATTACACTAAAAAAGGACAGACCGTTTTGCACTCTAAATATTCATAAGTTAAATACCCCCACTGAAACTGAGTTACATAAAAAATCCTTTATTACTAGCTATCTAACTGAGGAAATTAACAAGCAAAACAATGAGTATTTCAAAAAAGTACAAGAATTTATAACAAAAGAAGAATTGGATCAGTTTAAGAAAATCCTCTCTAAAAAAAATATTAAAGAATTAAGTGAATTAAAAAACACTATCACCAAAAATGAAAAAATTGATTTATTCTATAAGCTAGTCAGTTTAGTTTATTATTTTTTCTTAATAGCTTGTATAACTCTTATTATATACTCGATATTTAAATGGGATTTCTTTGCTCCATTTTTTCCAAATATTGAATATGACACCACAGTTTTCACATCCCAAATTTCTACTCTTTTACTTTTTGTCTTCGCATTGATTAATAGGAAATAAAATGATAATTAGTAATTTTGATAAAATTTTCGACAAGAATGATATTGTTATTTATACCCAAGGTGTATTTGATCTATTACATAATGGACATATAAATTATTTAATTAATTCAAAAAAATATGGAAATAAACTTATTGTAGGTGTGGACTCGGATGAAAAGGTTCAATTAAGAAAAGGGTTGGATCGCCCGTTTCAAAATTGGGAAACTAGAGTCCAAAATTTATTAAATCTAAATTTAATTGATTATATTTTTAAAAAAAATATAAATATAGATAGCTCATACTACATTGATATGATTAAGCCTTCTAAAATAATCATTTCTACAGATCACAATCCGAATGTTACAAGACTAAAATTTTTAGAAAAAGAGAAAATTGAATTGATTGTTATTAAGAGAACAGAAAATATTTCAACAACGCAAATTTTAAAAGCTAAAAGATTTAAACAAGAACAAAAAACCTCACATTTGCGAGGTCTTTCTTATGAATTACTATTACTTCGACCACTATAACGCAAAAATAGCATTTACCCTGTACAGGGTCAAGTTTTGTATTTAATTCACCCAGTTATTAGGTGAAATTTAATAGATCTACGAGTTAGTACCTAATTGATCAATCAAATCTTTCCCAAGTTGCCTTGTGTTCTTTTTACCACCTTTACTATTTAAATGACTGATACCCTTGGTAGTTGCCAACTCTAGTAATACTCCATAAGCCGATACTTTCTCGCCATTTTTATAAACTAGAATAGTGGTATCTTCGAGCTGCTCTATCAAATAATCACCATATTCAACTGAACGTTTCAAATGATCTTTTGAAGTGTTAATAATTTCATAGTTAAAGTTGGCTGCAATTTCTATCAACTGATAAATATTACCTTTGCCCCATTGATTGGAAATAACATATATGTCTCCATTACTCATCTGTAACTGATGTTCTTTCTCAATAAAATAACGGTCATATCTTTGCTCATCCAGCTGGTTAAGTTTAACAAGCAATCTATCCAGATTCGGATATTCATTAAACTCAGCCCTAAGATTTTCGATATTTTTATTATTGATTTCTTCAAACCGACATTTGATAATTTCGAGGGCCAGATAACGCTTGTTCAGAGTTTTGCCATTAAACGTGAAACTTGAATAATCTCTTGCATTTGTAAGCTTGGCTTCCCGTCTTTCTTCTGATTTTTTCTGCGCCTTAATCTGATAATCCTTTGCTTCAGGTAAAGGTATAATTTGTTGAATATCAACCAGAATCTGTGAATTGTGAGTATATGGCTGCATTCTTATACAAGTAATATCCAGATCACGCTCATTAAGCCAGATCACTGAGGTGGTTAGTTCTTTTGAAAAGTTTGATGAGACCAGAATGATTCTCACGTCATCCGCAAAATTACTTTCATCCAGGTTATCAACATCTACAAAATTTGAAATTTCTTTACGTGCATTGTCATGATCAAAAGATGGATAGCCATTATTTATTTTATATCGACGATAGATATCTATCGCTATATCCAGAGTCATCGTAGAAACCATAGATGCATATCGAAGAGCCTGAAGTTCCATATGGTCACCAGTATCTGTACGCTTCAGCTCTATAATTACAAGATTTGCATTTTTATCGATTGCCAGTAAATCAATTCTTCTCTTTGAGCCATCCCATTCAGCATACTCTTCAGCAATAATGAGACAGTCCTCAGCAATTACCCCGATATTTTTCTTGAGTGCCTGCTGGAGATGCAATCTTTCCAGAATAGCTTCTTCTTTAAAAGACGTGGTCTCAACTGCATTTAGTTCATTATTATTTAAAGTAAATATTGGCATGGAATTCAATCTCTGCAAAAGATTTTGCCTTTATACAGCATATGTCATTCAACTCATAGAAAAAAGCCCCACAAATAATCTATATTTAGAGGAGCTTCTATTCTGGAATCAGCCTTCTTACTACCTATAGTATTAGCATTCAAAAACTTTCTATGGATATTATAAATCAGCTCTAATAGTTACTATAACAATCATAATATCTCTTATAGTTCTTCTCACTAGCTCTAATTCAAAACTGCATTTTTCTTTTATAACTTCTATTGATTCAATTTTATCCATTTCTTTTTTTAAAAAATCAAAACGGATAAGTAAAGAAGGTAAATTAACTGCATCTATATGTATACGGTCAATCTGATAACCGGTAGTTTTTTTAAAAGCTAAATTTGAAATGAATATATGATTAACATCATATCTGGAATTATTAGCCTTTAATGTATCATAACTTAGTTCAAATTTTTTTCTGACTTGTTCAATTTCCATATCATTGGCGGCAGATAACTCGTTTTTCCGCAAAGAGAAATAATTCTCCATTGTGGATTGAAAAGAAAGTAATAAATTTGTCAAACACAGTTCCTGTTCTGAAAGTTTATCTCTAATAAAGGAATAGTTTTGCTGCTTTTTCCAGAATACCCATCCTAAAATAGAAATAAGTAATCCTAAAACTGATAAAATAGTTACAATATTTGCAATAAAAGAAGCCCATTGTTGAATATCATTTGGCATTTTATTTGATATAAAAGAAATTAAATAAATATTATATCTAAATCCTGATTAAGATAATACGAAAAGCTATAGCTCGCTATAAGCAACTAAATACATCTACTTACTTTATTTACAATACCTTCACTATAACGAAAAATTCTGCTCAACCTTTATATGGAGTGGTGCTGGTAAACTGAAGGTTAGTGATGAAAAGGATAAATAATAATGGTAGATATCGTCGATAGCGCAACCCGTAGCCGTATGATGTCAAATATTAAAGGACGGAATACAAAACCTGAATTGCTCATCCGTAGCCTTCTTCATGCGCAGGGCTTCCGCTTCCGTATCCACCGTAAGGACCTGCCAGGTAAACCTGATATCGTATTACCCAAATACAAGGCTATCATTTTTATACATGGCTGTTTCTGGCATGGCCATCAAAACTGCCGGTTGTTCAAGCTACCAGCCAGCCGTACCGAATTCTGGGAAGCAAAAATTTATAAAAATCAGGAAAATGACCTGAAAGCCAAAGAGCTTCTTTTAAATAGTGGCTGGAGAATATGTACCATCTGGGAGTGTGCAGTACGTCGCTCTAAAAAAGACCCAGTAGCACTTATGGATATTCTGACAAAATGGTTATCTGGTTCTGAACAATTGCTTGAAATAGATGAGCCGATGATTATGCATAAACAGACAAGTGATGCCTTGGGTGAAATTAATATGCCAGCTTCCTGAGCTAACCTACTAAGTATGGGTTTAATCCAGGTATTGTCCTCTTTTAAATAATTCGTTATCTTTCATACCACTCATGAATTTAAAACAATTTATTCTTTAATTTTAAAAATGTAATCTGGTCTCGAAATGAATCAACAAAATAAAATAGATTTACTGAATGCACTTCATATTCTCATAGCAAACAATGTAATTACACAGAATGCATATACCAGCAGATATAAAGGTTTTGTAGCAGAACTTGATTTTTTACCATGGATGAGAAAAAACAGGCCTGCTGTTCCACTTTTTACAGGAGGTTACTTTTTACCTGCAGTGAAAAAAGCCGATTCTCTTCAATTCCCCGTCTACTTCACTATTTGCAATTCCTCGCCAGATGAATATATAGAAATTTATAAAAAAATAGCTCTTGTCCCCTGTAAGAGTATGTATTTTATTCAATGGGATGAATCTATACCGGTAAATGAATGGCCTCAAATAGATGTAATGAATATTCAGTATCCTGTTCCGGTACCCTCATTAGTTTGTTACGAGTTTTCAGTACAGGACAATACATTTAAGCAGGTACAATTTAGTACTTTTACTAATAATTTTATCAGCCAGACACCAAGCCGGAGTGCCAATGCAATCACATCCCAAGCTTTCAATGCTGCAATAAATATGCTTCTCCCGTTTGAATATAACGATATTTTAAGTTTATATGTGCAGCGGCTTATATTTGATGGATATATTGGGTATGCCAAGGTTAAAGGAACTCCAAGCGATATTGACTCAATCATTTTTTCAGAAAGCTTAAAAAAATATAGTCTGATTGAGATTAAAGACAAGGATTTGAGTAAAAGGCCCCCTCAGGGATTCGGTATGGATCTTAGACGTATAGATGCCCTACTCAGATTAAGTGAAATTACAGGTTGGCCAACATATTACCTTGTAAGGCATATTAATAATCAGCACGAAAGAAAGTTTCTAGGCTGGAAAATGATCAGTATGGAAAAGTTTAATTCTAAACTGGCATCACCAGTGATTCAGGGTGGAAGCGGGATGGCATCACCCGATGGGCAATATCCAACAAGAATATGCCCAGTTAAGGAATTTAAACCATTAGAATAATTTCAGCTGTTTCTCTGCGACAATCTTTTCAGCCTTATCAAGACAGCTAACCATTTGTCCTGCTACAGCTTCAATCACCTTGACGCATACAGAGTTGCCGAACTGTTTATAGATCTGGCCATGTGAAACGGCATCAACTATATAGTTCTCAGGAAATCCCTGTAAGCGCGCACACTCGCGTGGAGTCAGTTTACGCGGATTCTTGCCATGCTCGGCCTGCGAAATAAGGATTTCCGAGCCGTCCTTGTAATACCGGGCACTTAATGTGTTTGTATATGGACTGTCTCCGGTATAAAGCGTATAGCCAAATCCGTTACCCTTGATTCCATGTTCTTCCTTACGGCGCTGGTGACCTTCCCAGAGGCGATCCGAAATCGTATAGACATCTTCACTCTTTTTGAGTTTTGAGACATCTTCAAGGATATCACCGAGTTGGGTCTGCTTTTTGGGAGGAACAGGCCAGCTGAAGAGCTCATCAAAGTTACACTCTTCACCAAAGTAATTCTTGTCAAAACCTACAAGGAAAATACGCTCACGGTTCTGTGGTACACCAAAATCTGCAGCGCGAAGTACCTTCACATCCACCCAGTAATTCAGTTTTTCCGAAAGCGCCTTTTTGGTTTCATCAGAAAGCTCAACCTCAAGATCAAGTTCCTGGTCAAACTCGCCACGCAAAATCTCGAGAATTGTTTTGAGTGTACGGCCCTTGTCATGCCCCTGTAGCTGCTTCACGTTTTCAAGCAGGAATGCTTTCGGGCGCTTCTCTACAAGAATACGCTGGATCTCGAAGAACATGGTACCGCGGGTATCCTGAAAGCCCTGACGCTTACCAGCCTGTGAAAACGCCTGACACGGGAAACCACCCAGAAGAATGTCATGATCAGGAATATCAGCTGCCTTGATCTGTGTGATGTCACCTGAAGGTAATTCACCAAAATTAGCAGCATAGGTTTTCTGCGCAAACTTGTCCCACTCGGAACTGAATACGCACTTCCCTTTTAATTGCTGGAAAGGTAAACGGATTCCGCCAATACCGGCGAAAAGGTCAATAAACGTGAATTTATGCTTCTGGTCAGGACGTTCCCTGTATGGAGCTTTATCTGGCAAGGCAATGATCTGTTCCCATTTTGCTTTTGTAGGAACATGCTCGCCACTTTCCCAGCCCCTGACTGTTCTTTCACCATTCTCTTTCATATCAAGCAGCAAAGCGAACTCTTTGAGGGATAACCCCATGTTATTTCTTTTTTGTCTGATATAAGATGAATCAAGATCAACGTACTTCACAATAACTTATCCGCTTTTTGACCCGGTTATTTTAGCATTCAATGCTTATTACATCAATAGAAAGGTATTACTCTACATGGAAACTAGATTGTTATCAGATTTAGATGGCTTAATAAATAAATGTAGAAAAGACTATGAAAATTTAGCTTATAAAGGGGACATCCAAATTAATTCGGAGCTTGCAGCTCTTATTGAAGAATATTTAAAAGATAAGAATGATCGTTACATTAAGGCATTACCTTATAGTATTGAGATAGTAAACAAAGGGAAGTTAAAAGCTTTAATCCCTTCAACTTGGTTGTGGATAGCTAATTGTTTCTGGCCACTAGTAGAAGCATTAGAACTTTATAGCTCGACTTTCGATACACTGGTAAAACAACTAAAAGCTGAGAAGAATGTAGATGAAGAGCTATTTAAGAAATTCTTAAAAGCTCTTCCTTTGTCAGCGTTGCAATCTGATTTAACTTTTATACTTGATGAGCCACAAGAACAGATAATTGAAGATCTTCTTTCAACAAAATTAAGAACAGGCAATAAACCTTTAACTCAAAATGAAATAAATCAGGTACAACAATATAGAAAAGACTTAGACCGAATTGCAAAGGATTATTTTAAAAATACTCCCGAACAGTATGAATACTTTAATCATTTTCTCTATGACAGAGACTGGTGGTTTAAAGGGACTGGTAAAACATTAGACAGAACAGATTACTGTGAATCCAGCCTTCTTCTGGCAACACAAATGATTGTGGCAAATGCGGCAAAGTTATATCCATTAACTTCAAGTTTTGCCAATCATAAAGATTTGCGGGATGCCTTTGATGCTCTTCCAAAAAGTATTGAAGTTTTAGAAGAAAAAACCTCATCTAAACCTTTGAATATTTTAAATTTCTCTGGTGAGAATATCATTTTCTACGGTGCTCCTGGCACAGGGAAAAGCTTTGCAATTGAAGAAAAAGTCAAAGGACATACTTCAGTTCGTACTGTTTTTCATCCCGAAACCCAGTATGGTGATTTTGTAGGATGTCTAAGACCTTCTATGGATGACAATGGTATTGAGTACAGCTTCAAAAAAGGTCCTTTTATTGAAGCACTTCTTAAGGCTCTTAAAGACCCTGAACATCACTATTATTTAATTATTGAGGAAATCAACCGCGCACCTGCAGCAGCCGTTTTCGGAGAGCTGTTTCAGTTACTTGATAGAGATAGCAATGGGGAAAGTGAATACCGGATCGATATTAATGACAAGGATCTTCTGAATTTATTAAATAAAGAACATCCGGGAGGTTTCCCTGATAATAAACTTTATATCCCAAATAACCTTAGCCTCTACGCGACCATGAACAGTAGTGATCAGGCTGTTATGCCCCTTGATACAGCATTTAAACGACGCTGGAAGTTTGAATACATGCCACTTGATTTCTCAACCTCACCATCAGGTTACTTTAAAATCAATACAGAAAGTGGAGAAAAGACTGTTAGCTGGTCACAATTTGCCCAAGTAGTAAACTTAATATTATCTACCCTATCAATTCCGGAAGATCGACATCTAGGTCCATGGTTTGTAAACGAAAATGAAATTTCTGATCTGAAAAATGCCAAGAGAACCCTGACTGGTAAAGTCCTAATGTATATCTGGGATGATGTACTTCGACATAGTGAGCGATCAGCTCTCTTCAATACAGATATTAAAACCTTTGGGTCTCTCGTTAAAAAAATTGAGAATAATGAAATTATTTTTTCTGAAAACTTTTTAAAGGTATTAGAAAAAGAAATCGAAAAAACTAATGCTGAAACTCAAAATGAGAACTTAAAGCCGGAAATTACTGAGGAAGAGGATACTGGTGAAAACTAGTTTAAAAAAGAATCATTTTCTTCTGGATAGAAGTTTAATAAATGAATTACCCTCTTCAATAGCAAACTATATTCAGGGTCAGGGCTTACTAAGCTCATTCAATGGATTTGGGATCTCATTTTGTGGCTTGGTTTGCTATCAGGGAGAGAATTATTTCTTTTTCCCACGGCAGTCAGATATAGAAAAAATCAAAACTGATCCGGAACAGTACACAGCTCTTCTAATGCAGGCACTTTTTAAATTTGCCCAAGATTCAAAAACACAAGTCACCAGCCCTGAAGATGGAGCTGACGAAACCGGTTTTGAAAAACTGGAGATGTTCAAATACCTGATTAATGATTTCCAGCAACACGGCATTTTTAAGAATGAAGAAGTTCTTTTAAGGAAGAATTCCGGAAAAACAGACTGGAAAAAAACCATTAACCGGTCGGTTTCTTTCCCTGACAGTTCTGGTCGCCCTGTTTATCTGGATGTGTACGGGAAACAGAGAACTTCTACCAATTCGGAAATTACACGCATTCATGCCGGAATCCTTAAACAGGTATATAAAAACTACGGGTTTATTTTTACAGGCAAGAACAAGGTTCCATACTCATTAAAACAGTATGGTGAAACTGCCCTGTCTACTGATGCCCAGATTTCGGTTTTAAAGAATGAAATCAGGAATCATTTTGCCGATCGCCAGACTCTTCTTCTAAAAACGCTTATTGAGTATCTTGAAGCCTATAAGGGTAATAAACAGAAGAACCAGATCATTGGCGTTACACGCTTTCATGTCGCTTGGGAACACATGCTTTCCAGATGCCTTGATAATGTCATTGATATTAATAGCCGGTTACCTAAACCCGTATTTATAAAGCCAGATGGAACAGCAATACCGGCGAAAAAATCAGGTATGCGAACTGATATCGTCATTGAAGACAAGGCAAACAAAAAACTGACTATTCTGGATGCCAAATATTATGAAGCAACCAGTATAGAGAATGCTCCGGGCTGGGCAGATCTCGTCAAACAGTTCTTCTATGAAAAAGCAATTTCAATAATGCCGGAATTCACAGGCTATAAATTTGAAAATGCCCTGATCTTTCCAGGGCAAAAAAACGCATTTGATAAGATTCATATGCAAAATCAAAAAAATGGTAATTATCTGGATACCGACTTCCCTATCATCAAATGTATATATATTGATCCAATTGATGTAATGGAAAGCTATAAAAACTCGGGAAAACTAAAAGACTTATTTCGCTCATAAACTGTCATATGTATGGCAAATTTTTGATGACGCCATGGGATAATAAATATTGGTAATTAAGGAGAGTTCTCACTTTGATAAAGAATATGTATCCGAAACAAGCACCTATAATAAAGGATAAAAAGGGAATGTAATACATTAAAACCTCCTTATTTAATGTTATTACTTTATGAAAAAACAAGTTCACAAAAATAGGTGTAAACCAAAAAGCACCTCCTATTAACAGAAAAACCAATGCATTAACATTTCTTTCTTTCAGTTCTTGTGGAGTTATTCTTCCAATAATCATGTCTACATGATTATTTTCATCATAGGTAATAAGAACACTTTTTTCATCCTGATCTGATAGAAATTTAAAATGATACATTCCTAATTTTGCAGCTTGATAATTTTCATTAAGTTTAAGAATTGATTCATAATCGAATTTATTACTTTGTGTGGCTTCCTGCACGATCAAGTCTTTAGTCTTATTTTCAATATTTTTCCTTTTTGAAGGATCTACTTCAACACTATAAAGTTCTTTATATACATTTATGTCCTGTCGGGTCTTTAGAAAGAAAGGAGCGATTATTTTAATTATTTCGATCAAGATTTTACTTTCAGAAAATACAGACATAAAATTTGACTCCAATTATTGATTAAATATTCCACCATCTAAACATAATATATTTTCTACAGATATTGAATTTATTAAAAAATTGAATAAAAATAAATTTTTCTTTTATAAAAAAATACATTATGTCTTCTAACAAAACATTTTTAGTTGATTGCAATTTTTGTGCAGCTAAAGTTGCTGCAATCTGGAAAGGAGAAGCTGTCATTGATGGTCATCCCGATGAAACACTTTATGGATATCGCCTTATACTTGGACAATGTCCTAAATGTTACGGGCTTCTTACTGCTGAACAAACTCAAGTAGAATTTGAAGGAATTACTAATGATGTTGATGTTTGGAGTGATCCAATTAGAGTTTTCCCAAGCCCATCAAGAAACTTTAGTGCAAATACGCCTAAAGTAGTTAAAGCATCAATAACCGAAGCACAAAAATGTATTCATGCTGGAGCTAATACCGCAGCTTGTGTAATGCTTCGAAGAACAATGGAAGCAATTTGTTTAGATATACTTACTCCTCTCAGAAATGAGGAAAAAAAACAAGCATCTATTGAAGGAACGTGCCTTCCAAAGAAGCAGAAAAATCTTATGTTAGGAGAAGGACTCAAAGAATTACATACTCGACAAATTATTGATGAGCGTTTATTCAATTGGGGAAAACAAGTACAAAATATTGGGAATAAATCAGCACACGCAGTTGATATAAATATTTCAAGACAAGATGTAGACGATTTGATGTCATTCGTTACTGCCTTAATAGAGTATATCTTTGATTTATCTCTCAGATATAATCAGTTTTTAAAGCGTCTTGAAAATCAACAAGCCTTTAAACCAAACAACTCAATAGATAGTAATTTGAATTAATGGAATAAAATTATTTATAATTTTAAGAAAGCCCGATTAAATTTCGGGCTTTCTCCATGCAATATCTTTTATAATTAAATCATTTTATTAAATTTTCAAATAAATCATCGGGAAACGAATAATCATAATCTTTACTAAAAACAGCATAATCATCTGTAACTTTAATATCATTTAGAAGTAAACAAATAACATTAAAATCAGATTGATATAGAGCTAATTTAAGCGCTAAGTGCGCCGTTTTTTCCCCCTTAGATAATTCCATTTTATATAAGCTTACAATATGCTCCAAAATTTGCTCTAGATCTTTTATAGATTGAACATTACAATCTAAATCCACGGATGATAGATACACCAATGTTCTCTCATCATTAAAACATGTAGGTATTGCTCTTATCGTTGAAAGATACGGCGTCTTTTCCCATATCTTGTTGAAACTATTCTTTCCAACCCAACGCACCCAATCAAAATTTTTCATAAAAGACCTTAGAATTAGTGATTTATAATAAACCCACATCAAGTAGAATTAAAATTCCACCTAATACTTAGCATTTACATGTATTTGAAATTTATATAAAATATATAAAATCAATACATAATAAAATAAAAAAACTATCTGTACTATCCAAATTTTTTTATTTATCCCTAAGTCTTTTGGTATAGGGAAATATACAAAAGTACCGACAATAAAATGTATTATAGAAACTATAATTAATCCACAACCAATATATTCCAAACTCGGAGCACTACTTGGGAGAGTACCTGTTCTCTCAACATATCCTGCAGCAATTAGTACACTAATCGAGATACCAAGATTTCGTAAACTGTCAAAGAAAAATTTAATTCTTTCATTGAAAAATGACCAAGTTTTTTCTTTAGTTTCCATTATTCTCCCCCTAATAAAATATATAATAATTATATGCTGAATAAGTTTAATTCCTAATATAAATACTAGGAATTTTCTGTACTTAATTTCCTTTTTTAAATTTATACCCAATAAACCCATACCGGCAATGCAACACCGCTAACCCACACTTTACATCACTACGAGCATCTGATTGCGAGCGATCTTCTCGTATCATCTCCGGCCATGACTGACCACGGAAGTAACGATCAATAATCGCATCCATCCATTCGTCCATAACTTCGCTCTGCCCCATTAAGTCCAGTATTAAACGTTGTACTGCACGGGCTTCATTATCATCAATCTGGCAGTGGGTCTTAGATTTGGTTTTACGAAACAGATCTGATTCACTCACAAAGTAATTGGCAATGATTTCCCGTTGCTTCTTCTTGCCCAATCGTTTTAAACGGCGCTGCTTTTCAACCTGTACCATCGCTGATGCAATTGGATTGCTATATGCCCCAGAAGGAATACCGGTAAAACTCTTTTGATCTAGCCATGCACCGAACTGATATAACCAGCCCTCCAGATCAAATCGTGTCCAGTCCACTGAGTGCATAACATGCTTCTTATCGATCATTAGTGTCATTCATTCCCCCAATCATTTTCTCTATTTGCTGAATCGCTAAACCTGACTTCACTTGTTCTGTACTGAACCGTAAAACTGTAAAACCCATCATTGCTGCCGAGTTATATTTCTCCATATCCCCAATGTAACCTTTGCCTCTTGTGTGACGTCCACCACTCCAGATACCACCTTCGACCTCGACCAAAATCTTTGTGTCGGTAATCAGAAAATCAGCTCTCCACTTACGTTTTGGATAGAATTTATATTCCTGCTCAAAACTGATCTTGCATGCTCTTAGGTGTGTTGCCAGTAAGGTCTCGCCCTCACTTGGTTGTCTGGTACCTTGCTTTGCTGAACGGCGTTTCTTTGTCTTCACTGGAAATAATTCACGGTATTCAGCAAGGCTCATTGATGTCATGCTGCCCCCTGCAATATGCCTTTGAACCCGACTTGCTTGAGATACGGTTCCCATTGTTTGGCCTGAGCTGGATCGCTAAGTTTTACAGCGATCCGTGCTGCGAGCTGATCGTAGCTTTCCCCTGCAGCTGCAAACTGGCTTGCGAACTCAGCATGTTGTGAGAGTTTTTGAGCAAAGGTGTGAACCTGTTTGTCACTGAGTTGATTTGACTCCCCCTGCGGGACTCGAACCTGCGTCCCTGAATTCCGAAAAAATGCCTGTTCACGTGCTTGGTATTTGCCACATGCGTTGATTAACCAATCTGCAAAGTGGTAATGCATGAGTTCATCACAAAGATTCTTATCGGCATTGTAGAGTTCAAATGCTCGAAGCTCCCGATCGAACCATGTCGCGTTTTTGATCTGCTCGTAAGTTTCCTGATCAGTTGCCAAACGAATTTCTTCACCAAGTTTTTTCAAACTCAACCATGTTTTTTTATTTTTAGATTCTTCTGATAGATTCCCTGATAGGTTCTGTGTCCCAATATTGGGACTGGTCTCGGTACCGTTTTTGGGACTGGTTGCGGTCCCATTATTGGTACTAGTACCGTTTTTGGAACCAGTACCGAAATTGGAACTAGTTCCGTTATTGGTACTAGTCCCCTTTTTGGGACTGGTTAAATCATTTTCTTCACGGCCCATCACGCCAATTAACTGGTAAACCTTGACACCATTGCCGGTTATCTCACCTGTAAATCTAATTAATGAAATAGCCTCAAGCTCATCTAAAACCTTGATCACTGTTTTACGGTTAAGGACAGTATCTTTAACCATACGTTTAATGCTTGGGTAGCACTTGTGAGACTCACCCGCTCTATCAGCCAAGGCCAATAAAACGAGTCTTTGACTTGAGGTTTTAACCTCTGCTTTAAAAGCCCAAATGGTTGCGTCCAGACTCATTACTCACCAACCTTAGGCTTTACATATCCGCCCATGTATTCAATCTTTTGAGCCTTATACAAACTCGTTTCAATTTCCCCAGCCAAATACAAAGTAATACGACCACAGCGAGCGAGTTCTTGCCTAAACTCTTCGCGTGTTATGGCTGCATTCTTTTCGTTGTATCCGCGTTTACGGAGATTTGCTTTATTTCGTTCAAGCATTTTGTTTAGAAGATTAAGAGCTGGCTCATACCATGACTGGATACCTTCTCTCTGCTTATGTTCAGGAAGGTGTTTAAATTGTTGATTCATGACACCTCCGCCCGTGCTAATTCTTCTGCAGTTAATCGGCGTTTTAATTGGTTTTCTGCAACGGTGGCATGACGTATATACCTCACTCCAGATGTCCAAAATTTTCCGTCGATGTCAGTCATAGAGACATGGTCGCCAAGAAAGTCACTTTTTATTTCTATGATGCAGAAAATACTATCGCTACCAAGTGGGCCTATAATGTGGTTTTGAATAACCACCATGTCACCTACGACAAATTCTTGTGTGTTGAGTTCAATTGGTTGTTCTGATAAATTGTTTTGCATATTCATGGGTTCCTAAATTTGTGAATTGAAACCACTCCTGTTACCGCAGGTAGTGGTTTTTATTTGCCCTGAATACAGGCATTAATTTGTTGCTCGAGCGTGGCAAGCAGTACATGCATATCGTGTATGACCTTGGCCATATCGATTGCCTCACCTTTTGTAATTCGTCCATCTGCAAGCATTTCTCTAAATTGCTTGCTTACGTTGCCTTTCTTTATGCCGATGTTTAAAAAGGTATCCATCAAACAACTATCTCTTTTGCTCTCAGGTATATCTGGTAAGTCAATGGCAGCTTTGCCATGTTCTGCACAGATCGCCTGAAGTATTCGGAAATCCGCTGTTATGCCCATCAGCTTTGAAGCTTCGAGCAAAGTTAGGTGATGAGTTTTCGTATTGGGGTTGACCTTACTGTTGAGTACCGCTGGGCTTTTGATGCCCATGCGTGATGCAAGCGCATTTGCCCCTCCTTTAAAGTCGTGAACCGTGTGGTAAGCCGCATCCAATATGTTCATTGCGAGTCCTTTTGAACGTGTTTATTAAATCGCTTGCCTAATAATATTGCTGGCTCTGATCGGTTCTCTTAGTTCAATCCAAATATCAACATATGTATCTGGAAAGATTGCTTTACGAGTACTAATTCCATTTTCTTCGGCAATTACTGCCAAACGAATCTTGCGATCAGTAGGAATCGCCTTCCAACCACTTACTGAAGAAGGCTTTATTCCTAACAAACGAGCAACGGCGTTACATCCACCCAAAGCTTCAATAAGTTGGTTGTCTGTCATGTTCAGCTCCTAATTTCTCAAATCAATTATTAGGTATTCCTTATTTTAAATCAATAGGAATACCTAATTTAATTTATGTTAGGATTGCCTAACAGTTAGGGTAAGATAATGAAAACATTAGCAGAACGTCTTAAATATGCTATGGAAATACTTCCTCCTAAAAAAATTAAGGGGGTTGATCTAGCACGTGCTGTTGGAGTGAAACCTCCATCTGTAAGTGATTGGTTAAGTGGTAAGTCTAAGACGATGGAAGGAGAAAACCTTTTAAAAGCGGCTAAATTCTTAGGAGTGAATGCGAATTGGTTAGCTTCAGGAAATGGAACCGCTATAAATAAAAATATAGAGAAAATTAATGATGAAGAATTATCAAATATTTTATATAGAGATCTAAATTTACATAAAATTCCAGTATTTGATTACATTCAAGCAGGATTATGGAAAGAGGTTTCATATGATGGAGCTACCCCTCTCAGCTATACTTACACTGATTATTTAGGCAGCACTCCTGATGCTGTTTTTAGTGTAATTGTTCAAGGCAATAGTATGGAGCCTGATTTTAAAGAGGGTGATAAGTTAATCGTTGATACATCTCTAAGTCCTAAACCAGGAAGTTTTGTAATCGCTCAAAACGGAGCACATGAGGCTACTTTTAAAAAATATAGAGCCATATCACATGATAGCTATGGGCGAGAGATTTTTGAACTTATTCCATTAAATAATGACTATCCTATTCTTTCTTCAAAAGTGCATGATATTCGCATCATTGGTGTGGTTGTAAGGCATATGAGAGATTTTAAAAACTGACTTTAAAATAAAAGGTAACAAGATGGCCGAAACTGAAGCTATAGCTAAAATGGCTGAATTAATTTCAGAAGATATTTTTCAACATTTCCGCTGGAAAAGAATTGGTGGTAAAAATCTAAACTGGGACTGTGCAAAGGTTGCTGAACATAATAAAGAAAAGGTAAAGACGCATCCGGCGGATGTTGTATTTTGCTATAAAGATCCTTACACAGAAAACACCATTTTCATGCATACTGATTTGAAAAGTTATGGAAAGAAAACTATTGCTAGTAAAGACTTCTCGAGTGTACTCAAAAGTCTGGCACAACAGATAGACTGTGCTGAAATTAGTCAGTCATGGAAAGATAAATTTCTGAAGTCTAATACAAATTATACTATTCATGGGCTGATGTTTGTTTACAATCATAATAGTGATGCTGATGTATCTTTAGTTAATAAATTATCCACAATTAAACCTCAATCAATACAACTTCTACCATCCAAAAAAATATTTGTATTTGACCCAATTGATATTGGGTGGTTAGTAGATGTAAGTAATGGCATTAGTCAATTAAGTTTTAAAGGTAAAATTTCCAAAGATTATTGTTTTTTCTATCCACAAAAAACTTTTCAAGGTGTAGATGGGTTTGAAGAAAGTGCTACTATTGAACTCTTAAAATCAAATATAATTATTGTTAAATCATCTAAAAGTAGTAGAGCTCAGCACTTAAAAGTATTCTATAGAGGTCGTGGTGAGACAACAGAAGAGTTTCAATATTTATTAGACTATTTCCGACATAATCAATTTCTCGAGCATACTGAAGATACTATTGAAATCTACTTCCATACTTCAGTACATAGTAATGCAGCAAATACATTTGATAAAAGCCGAGTCGATTACATTGATAAATATACGAAAAACCAAGAAACATTAAATATGTGCTTAAACTCTATAAGTGTTAATGGCTTAGACCATATTGATAAAAGTGCCAGCTTTAATGAAAATATAATTGGAATGGAGCCTAGATAATGAAAGCACTACAATTTGATGGTCTTGTTGTTTCTGATCGAGATGTTATTGATCTCTTAGAAAGCCAAAAACACCGTATATCAAAAGATAAAATATTAAATTTTTTACAGGAAAGAGGAATTTTCTGTTCTGAAGATGAATCACGATATGCTTTACATGAATTGATCGCATCTTTAAATATTGATTGGTTTTTGATTGAAGACTTGTTAAGTCTTGCTGCCTCTATGGATGAGCAACAGAAGGTTACTGCAACAAACTTCTCTATTAACGAGCCTGATGCAATTGAAAAGACATTAGAAAAACTAAAAACAGAATTAGCTCATAAAGATTTTGTAGTTGATAAATTAAAAAATGGTGGCTTTGAGATTCAATATAAAACTGAGAAATTAGAAAGAAATAATGCAAGATTAATTCAAAGAACAAGTAGAGATGAAAAAATAGCCATAAATGTCGATGGTGATAACATCAGCATGGTCAGTAGTGTTGGTGAAGGTACAGAACCAGTCATAGCAAAATTCTTTGACGAATTAGGTCGTAATTGTAAAACAGATATTGAAAACTTAAATATTGATTTCTCTGCTATTATTGATAGTAAAATTATTAATGATTTTTTCTTGGCCCTTATCAAAATTGATGCGAAAAAATATAAGGTTAGTGATGTAATCAAATTAAAATTAAATAAATTTAATTCAAAAAGAGCAAAAGAATTAGAACTTGAAAATACAGATATTTATGATGAGAGTGATAGTGAAGTCACCCCTTTCTCGAATAAATCTGGAGTTGAGCCAGATAAAGAAGACATTAAATCCGCTTTGATTTCTGGTTCATCTTTATTAACAAGTGATGTATTCGAAAGTTTTAATAGAAAAGGCTACTTTATTAGTAATATTTCATGGCAAGTAACTGAAAAAAATGGTGATAAGAGGAGAATTGAATATTCTGCTGGATTTACAGATCCAGACAAAAGAGATGGATTTATTTACGAAAGTAAAGGCTATTATGAAATTAGCACTGTAAATCAAGAATATAAGAAGAATAAAACTAAGTGGAAAAGATCGCAAAAAAAGAGTATTGAGTTTGCTTTTCAGCAAGTAGCTTTTGATCTTTTTAAAAAACTAACTGAGCGTTTAGATAGCGAGGAAGCTGATGGATAAATTTAAGCTCTACTCAATCGAGTCTATATACTCATTAGATGAATTATTTTCAAAAATTGTTGAGTCAAGCAATAGCTTAGACTCTTCATATGAAATTCAGCCACTTAAAAATCGCTCTAATATTCTTGCTTTTAAATTTATTGAAAGAAAAATATTAGAAACATCTTTATTAGATAAAGATGGAATAGAGCAATTTATTCAATATTTACATATAGATAACTTTGATTTTTATATTGAAAAAAAATCTACAAAATATTATTTACTATTAAAAAACCCTCCAAGAAGCTTAAAATTCTTTAAACAAACACTTGCAGATATTTTAGATTACAAAATTGCAATTATTGATATCAAAATTGATCCATTAGGATGGTTACAAAATTTAGAGCACAATTATGATTCAATTTTTTCAGTAGTATCTATTGAAGTAAAAGATATTATTTTTAATTCAAAAACAAATGGTTCTTTAACTCTTAAAAGCTCAGTTGATTTACGTTCAAATTATCAAGCTTTAATAAACTCAAATAACTATAAAGTTTATAAAATTCTTATAAATAATGAGAGTTACTTTAAAGGAAAGTTCATTCTATGTCAGGATGCTTCTTTGCAATTCGATTGTATAAATTCGAATAATTTAATTAATCTTCTTTTAGACTACATTCCTAATTAAGTCAAAATATTAGGCATACCTATTGACTTATTAATTAGGCATGCCTAATATTTATCTCGTAGACAATAAAAAAGCACCCCTGCCTTCGAACTCATGGGTGCTTTGCATAACTGCGAGATAAGTATGAAACAAAACCCTATTCCTAGTCAAACCACATCACGCCTATATCAACATCCAACTGTTGAAGAACAGCGTCCTTCTCGTTTCGCGACCATTAAAGCGAATGTCATCGATTTTCTTATATTCATTGCCCTTTCATTCGTTCTTTGGGTGATTGCTGTAGCCGCTGCATCTTGGATGATGGGAGGCTAATCATGAATGCTCAATTCAAACCACACCCAGAAGGTTTTAAAGCTTATATGGGCCATGACCGCTTAACAGGTCTTTACTCTGTACGTATCGGCTGGACTGTATATGCAGCTAATGCAAACGGTAGTGTTCTGTACACGGTAAAAGGTGAAGTGAAGACTCCTTTAAATGTAGAAGAGTTTAAGACGAAACGCCCTAAGGTTTACGCATCCTTAATGAATGAAATTAACTTCCAGCGTAAAAAAGCTTTAGCAACTGCACTGCAACTTAGCAACATCCCTTCATATGACCGCAAAGCTTATAAGAAAAAGCGAGGCTTTACGGGTTCAAAATAAGGATAAGAAAAATGGCTCTACCTATTATTACTGCTGACCAAACATTATTAGTTCAAGCAATTATTGTGTATCTCTATGCTGATCCTGGCTTAGGTAAAACTTCGATAGGTTTTACTGCAGATAAAGCAATTTCGTTCGACTTTGACCGTGGTGCTCACCGTACTGGTGAATTGCGTCGCGGTGCCGTTGTACAGGTTCAGCAATGGAGTGATGCAGCAAACCTAACACCACAGGATTTAGCACCTTATAACACTGTAGTTATCGACACTGTAGGCGCGATGCTTGAGTGCATTAAAACCCACTTATTGCTCACGGCTAATAACCGTCAAAAAGATGGCTCTTTAAAGTTAAAAGCTCAAGGGTTAGCTAACCAAACATTTAAGCAGTACATCAATACATTAATCAGTCTTGGTAAAGATGTTGTTTTCATTGCTCATGCTTCTGAAGATCAAAACGGTGATCAAATAATTTATCGTCCAGATCTGGGCGGTAAAAACCGTAATGAGCTTTACCGTATAGCCGACATCATGGGTTATCTAACTACTGTAACCACAGGTGAAGGTAAAAACGCCCGTGTTATCAGTTTCAAACCATCCCCAACACACCATGCGAAAAACTCAGGTGCATTAGGTGGTGAAACTGGCGAAGTATGGGTTCCTGATCTTAAATCTAATCCAACTTTCTTAGCTGATCTTATTACTCAAGCTAAAGATCACATCAACACTTTAACGCCAGCACAACTTGCAGCAGCTAAAGCTCAAGAAGAGCTAGAAAACTGGAAACAAAGCTGTGAAGAGGCTGAACATGCAGGTGATCTAAATCAATTAACTGAATCGCTTGATAAAGAACACATGTATTACCAGAACATGCGTCAAACAATGTTAATGCGTGCTAAGGCATTGAACTGCCAATATGACAAAGAAAGAAACACATGGATTAGTCCACCCGAATTTAATGGGATTAGTGATAAGCAACGTGATCAATTACAAGCTTTTATAGATGAGCGTGGTTTAGACGTTAAAACCGTGTGTGAATACTTAGGAATAGACTCACTCATGCAAATCGAGGTAGTCAAACTACAAGCCGTTCAAGTTGAAATTGAAAAGCTTGCTAAGGGAGAAATTGCCTAATGAGCTTCCGTTACTCATCGTTAGCCCGAACATTGATTGTGTTCGGCAACCTGATGAATCATTACTACGACAATGTAAACCCGTCTCAAATCGACAACTTGGTTGATGAGGCGAAATTTAAAGAAGCGACTTGGAGAAAGTAAAAACAATTTTAGAGCTGCAATGTTCTACATGAGTGACTGTATTGCTGACCCTCTGCAGTCACTCTTGAGAACATTGCAGTATTTAGGGGTAATTAGATAGGTAAAGGTATGGGAAAATATATAGTCGTTGTTGAAGCAGAAAAACCACCTCAGGTATTCATTCATGAGATCATCCCTAATGTTGGGAAAGTCATTGAAATGAAAGCTGAGGAAATACCTAACCGTGTTACTGCAGCATGGTTAATGGATCGCTATAGCCTGTCCCGTAAATTGATTATTGATGAGCTTCGTCCATTCAATAAAGGGACTGATGGTAAACATCTTTATGATCCGAATGAAGTTATTCCTATCCTTGAAAACTTGAATATTCAAAGACAGCAACGGCAGTCTAGACGGAAGAATTAATATGGGGCTTCTGCCCCTTTATTATTTTTTATAAAAATATATTCCACCAAAAATTCCAAGTTTAAATAAATAAAATCACAAATTTAAAAACAATGTTTTTATTAAAGTTATTCAATGTAAAAACCACTTATAAATTAATTTATTTACAATTTTATAATGATTTTATTTTTATATTTATATTAACCACTTAACATATCAATTCTTATATTTTATCAATTGGTAAAATATTTAGTTACACGCTTTAATATTTTATAAAAAAACTATATGTTAGGTTTTAGACTCATAATTGATTCCATTGTGAGATAAAAAATGTCATCTAAATACAAGAAATTTAAATTAAAAACCCTTTCAACCACCTTATTTATTGCATTTACTTCGACTGGTGTATTTGCAGCAGATAGTAATTCAAATCAACAAAAACCTGTAATGAATGTCGCTGAGACATTAGCATTTGATGCAAAACACTATGCAGCATCTTATGGAGTTACATTAGACGAAGCTATGCGAAGATTACTTATTATGCATGGTACAGATAATCAAGTAGCAGGTTTAAGTGATAAATATAAAAATGTTATTTCTGGTCTATATTTTGATAATGGACCTGACTTCGGATTAAAAGTAAAAGTTGTTGGAAATAATAATTCTCAACAAGCTTTTAAATTAGAAAGAAAACCAGATGCATCAATTAAACTTTTAAAAAATAAAAATGTTCAAGAACGTATTCAAGTTAGAAAGCTGGCAAATTTAACTGAAACTGAAGTGGAATCAGCATATAGAGCTATTGAGCGCGGTGTAAGTGCCCCTATTACCCTTATACAAGGAGCTTCAAATACTAAGCAACAACGAGTAAATCATCTTAATAAATCATTTGCTGCTGTTAAAAAGGCGTACCCTACAGTTGAAATGATTTTAGATAATGAGCAGACAGGAAATGCCTTAGTCTATGTGAAATCTCTAAAACAAGTTGATAAACAAGCTCTCGAAAGACTACTCAACGTCAAAGTAGATTTATCAGAAATTCCTACTGGTATTCGCCCTACTAAAACACGTGGTGGATCTTGGTTAGTAACGAATTCAGGTGGTAACTACTGTATGACTGGTTTTACTGCAAAAAGGATCTCAACTGGTGAACTCGGTGTTATAACTGCAGGCCACTGTATAGATCCAAATGTTCCTTTGAATTATAAAGATAAAGATGGAACTCAATATGCTATTTCACCAGTAGCAGGTATGTATCGTGACGATACTGGAATGGATCTAGCTTTCATGAAAGCTGGAACGACTACTACTCAACAAGCTGTACCAGAGTTTTATGCGGATGCTACATCACCAGCTCGAGCATTAACAGGTAAACGAAATCGAACAAGTACTGCAGTAAAAAGTGGAACAGTTAAAGGATCTTATGTTTGTCACCTTGGACAAACTTCACCAACAAATCCAGCATTGATGCAAAGCTGTGGTGAAGTAATATCAATTACTGGTGCGAATCATCATCCAGGTGGAAACACTTATGTAGTTGTTACCAATACCCAAAGTGGAGCTGGCACTAATCATACATCTGGCTTAGGTACTTTGCGTTGTGTGCGAGGTGACAGTGGCGGCCCATGGTTTGCTTTAAATGTAGCATTTGGTATTCAGTCAGCATGCTCATGGAAAGATACTGGCGAAACAATCACAAATACAGTCATTTATACCAGCGTAGATTACTTGGCTGATATAGGAGCTCAACTTGTATATCAATAAAATATTATTAGCGGTTGCTTCGTTAGGACTACTTGCTGCATGTCAGCAGCAAGTACCCAGTAAGCAAGAAAATAAAGATCAACTTAACTCAGTAAAAATTCCTGTTTATCAATTCAATGGTATTTCTGCTTCTGCACGATTAAGAGGACCATTACAACTTAAGGATGAGTGTCTATATGTGAATGACATTTTAGTTGTATTTCCTGAACGATCTACAGAATGGAATAGCAAAAATCAGACTTTAACTTATAAAGGTAAAAAAATTGCCTTAGGTGAAGAATTGGACATAGCTGGTGGTTTTGGTCAGTTTGAACGAGATAGCCAGCGAATTCAAAACTTAAGTACTTTATGTGATCATAAAAGTATTTGGTTTGCTGGATAACTTAACATCTACTAAAAGTGTATTTCATTAATTGAAATGCACTTTTCTTTTATATAGTAATTGTTAAACTAATTAATCTTCAAATCGCTTAATATCTCAGCTTTAATTGTAAAAAATTATTCGACACCACTTCGACACCATCAAAATATAACTCATTGTTATTCAATATTAATTATAACCTTGCCAAGGTTGGGGTCGCGAGTTCGAGTCTCGTTTCCCGCTCCAAAATTCAAAAACCACTTTATTCGAAAGAATTAGGTGGTTTTTTTATTGTCTATTGGTTAGTTTGAGCTAATTAAAATTCATATCAAAGAAATCCTTTATATTCTGTTGCAACACTACCCTCTTTGTTCGCTAAGTTTCCTATATTAATTTCAGTATAAGATGAGTCTTATATAATTTATTAGTAGGTGAAAATATGGGACTACAACAGAATTTGTTCCAACTGCATTAATCTTAAAGTTGATAAAATAGTTATAGTTTAAATATTGTTTAAAATTGGATGTTTTCAGAACTTCTATCAAATGTTAAAGTATGTAAAACCTGACTTTCAAATAAGTGATTTAAAACAGGTAATTTGGTTATCGTTGTATCTGACAGGAAAAATAGAAGTAATTTTTAAGAAATTAAACGTAGAGATCACTGTCTGTATTTAGAATACTTTAGCCCTAAATAGTATAAAAAATTAGTCTTCTAAGTGAAGACTGTAAATTAATAGGAAAAGTTGTTGGTTTATATGAGAGGTCTAATTAGAAAAAGTCAAACCATATATTTATAAAGGAATAAAATGTAATGCTGGGCGCCTTACTAGATATGCAAAATGATCGCTCTGTTAATGGAAAAATAATTTATCCCTCGCTTTTACCTGCAGGTGTCCATAAAATTAAGCTCCATCAATTTGAAGAAACATTTCTTAATCACTTCGATGAAAAAAGAACCAGAGCTTATCTTTGCAATCGGTTTAGAGAACTTTTAGATGAGCTTAGAAAGTTTAAAATTAATATGATCATTTGGGTTGATGGTTCTTTCTGTTCATTAAAGCCTCATCCAGATGATATAGATATCGTAATTTTTTTAGATGAGTCTGAAATCAATGGAATGCAGAAAGCAGAGTCAGATAAACTTTTTGTTTTTCTAGAGAAAAGAGATGTAATCAAAGCTAGATATAGATGCGATCTGTTTTTCGAGAAGTTAAATGACGTAAAACAGTATTACTATTGGAAAGGATTATTCAGCTTTAACCAATTGAATGAAGCAAAAGGATTTATACAAATTAAGGTAGAAGCGAATGAATATCCAATCTCTTGA